TACATGCTTTAGATGATAGGATATTTTGGAACAATGTTATAGACAATAAAAAAACAAAAGTAGATGTGCCTGCATATTTTACTGTTGCTGGTTCTGAAAGATTTTTAAGTGATATATTTTTGAACTCTGATGAATTAAAAAAGAATGGTAAAGCAACAGGATTGTATGAAAAATTTCCAAGAGCTGTAATGAATTTAACGGGAATATCTTTACAAGAAGAATATTTAACTAATAAATTTAAAAGAGCAAATTTCATTAAACAAACAGATGATGGGGAGGTTAAACAATTCAATTCTGAATTTATGGAAGCTCCTTTTAAAATGGACTTTGAAATTACAATATTTGTAGATTCGGTAGTTGATATATTCAAATGTATAAATGGAATATTTTCAAATATGTATAAAAACGTTTATTATTACGTTGATGTGTTTAGTGTTAAAGTTCCTTGTTACTTTTCGATTCCTTCTGATATAAATAAAGAAAGAATGGTAAATTTTGGATTGTCGGATAAAAAAGAAATTCAAATCACATTTCCAATAGAAGTTCAGGCAAGCTATCCTATATTTAAAGATAATGCACTATTTGCCGGAGATATAATGGATACTATTACAAATAACATATACATCGTATCAGATAAAAAAGATAATACAGATTCTGCTGGACGAAAAATTGAAGTAGAAAAAGATATATGGCCGACTGGAAATAATAAAGGAAGTTTTTACAAAAAGGATGTGATTAAATAAGTAAATAAGTAAATAATAAAAATAAAGAACAATAAAATGAGAATTAACGTTATTGAAAAATTCGGATTATACAAAAGACTTGCTGACTTAGCAAATGGTCTTAATGAACATGAGGAGTCTCAAAATATTTGCAACAAAGCAATTCACGATTTAAAGAGTGGTTTTACTACTAGTAAATTTGAATTGTATTTAGAACAATTGAAGCAATATGACTGGGTATCTGTAGTTGAAAATTTCCTAGAAGATGTAGAAACATTTTTAAATGAAAATACATACGGTTTAGAACTAGAAAGAATAATGAACAAACTAGATGGTGTATCTACTTACGTTCCTATTGTAGAATCTATAAAGGAAATTGTTGCATTAGAAGAATCAGAAATTAAAGGAAGTATCTCTTCATTAGCAAAGTTCAAATATGAACCGAATGTTAGAAGAATGGTTGAATCTTTTGAAAGTGCTGAATTCAATGTACAAAAAAACGAAAAAGCATCTATCGGAAGTTCTATAATTTCTCCTATTATGCAAGTTGCAGAAGGATTTGTTTTTTCATCTAACAGTGGAAATCACATCGTAACAAGTGATATTACTAAAGTTGAAAGATTCAATGGTAAAGTATCAAGTGAATTTGCAGCTGGACAAAGAGCATTAAGTATCTTTAATTATAAAGGTAATAATGTTTTTGAAGCAAACATAAAAAATGCAAACATTCAAATAGTTGCAAGTGAAAAAGGAAACGAAATCACTATCAACGAAAGTAAAATAGAAAACAAACAACAGTTGACTAGAGTATTGAAAAATTCAGGATTCATAAACTACACAGATACTAAAACAAGGTCTATCGTAGAATTTATGTTTGAAAATGCAAATACATTTGTAGAATTAGATTTTGTTAAAAGTGTAAAAACTATAAACGAAAACTTTGAAATATTCAAAATGTCAAACAACGAAGTTTCAATTTCTAAGTTCGATAGAAAAACAAGAGGATTTGTTTTAGAATCTTTAGATATCGAAGATGTTCAAGAATTGTCTGAATCTTTGAATAAGAAATATGACTTAGATTTCAATAACATTCTTGAAGGTTTACATATCAATGTTGATTCTTTAGAATTTAAAAGTTTAGTTGAAAACCTTGATATTTCAAGAGTAGTTGATATGACTAAAACTGATGAAATTTATTCTAAAATAGATGAAGCTGTTACTAAGTACAACGAATTGAATGTTGAAAACAGAGCAAATGTTGAAAGTGAATTCATCAAGTTACAAGAAATGGAAAGCATCTTGAAAAGTGATGAGGTTACATTCTTAGTTGAAACTAAAAAAGCATTAGTTGAAAAACTTGATGAAGGGGAAGAATTAGAAAAATCATTTGAAATGTTGAACGAAGAATTAGGTCATTTAGTAAATGAATCTAAGGAATCTAAAATAGGAAACTATATCGCATCAAGAATGAAACAAGCTAATGATGCAGAAAAGAAAGGACAAGGATTATTTGGTCCTGATATTATCAAAAAGGTAGAAAAAATGGATTTAATTTCTGCTGAAGAATTAGATAATATGTTACCTGACTTTATTCCAGGACCTACTATCTACGCATTATTCAAATAATAAAATAAATTGTATAAAAAATACATTTAACTAATAAGGGAAACATTCAGTTTCCCTTTTTTAAATTTAGAAAGATGGCAAAAAGTAAAAATTACCTAAATAAGAAAGACTTATTAGAAGAAATTTACAAATCTAGAGAACAGGATGAATTGACTAATAGATGTACTAAAATGTTAATGTTGCTTGCCCAAAAAACAATTAGAAAACTTTATTACAAATGTGAAGATGATAAGCAACATGCGTTATCGGAAGCATATTTTGACCTTGCTAAAAATTGGAGAAAATTTGATCCAGACTTTGCTCGTTTTCATGGCTATGCTGATTTAAAACGGGGAGATGAAATAAGAGTTAATCCAGAAAAAGGTTCTCCTAGAACTGCAGCCGCAACCGTAGTAGAAAACTATCCGATTGACTTATTGATTGCAGAGGTAGAACAGGATTTGAAATCTAATAAATTAAAGTTGATTGAAACCGAATACATACTCGAAACTAAACAACTAAGAGTTCTAAGAAAATCAACTAAAGATGAAATATCAAAAGGAGATTCCGAACAACACGAATACTTTTTAGATGCATCAAAATATAATGTAATTAAATTAGATTTCATTGTTAAAAAGAATCTAAGAGATGTTGCAATGTTTGACAAAGAACAAATAATAATTAAAGACCCAAATCCATTTTCATTTTTTACTTCATCTTGTATAAACGGATATGCAAAAGGATGGAAAAGATTATATCCTAAAAAATCAAAAGGATTGTTACTTAGTATAGATTCTGGATACAACACAGACGGTGATGGAATGCATTCATTATAAGTTACAGGACTTATAAACAATCATTATAAGGTCTGAACCTTATTAACCACTATTATTAATTTAATAGTGGTTTTTTGTGTCTATTAAATAACTATATGAGTATAAAGAACTTAAAACCAACAAGAAACGCTAGAACAAAACAGGGATATTTTAACATATCTGAATCCGTTAAGTATATTGGTGCTGTTAAAAAAGTTATTTATCGTTCATCTTGGGAACAAAGATTTTGCATTTGGTGTGAAAGAAGTCCACAAGTTGAAAAATGGGCATCGGAATCTGTTGCAATAAAATATCATTGTCCTATTGAAAATAGAATAAAAAATTACTATCCAGACTTTTTAGTAAAATTATCTAGTGGTAAAACTTGGTTAGTAGAAGTAAAACCGGCACAAGAATATAAGCAACCACCGGCAAAACCAAAAAGAAAAACAAAGAAAGCTTTGACTAGTTATGAGTATTTGATGAAACACTACTTAGTAAATAAGTCAAAGTTTAAATCAGCAATTGCTTTTTGTAAAACAAAAGACTGGGTGTTTTTTGTTGCGGATGAAAATTGGTTCAAGAATAAATGATAATAGAAGATATAAAGAATATAAAAGCAAAAAAAGGTTTAAAGGTTGCAGAAGATGAATCGTATGATTGGTTTAAAAAAGCAAAAGGTAATCCTATGGACCCGACTGTTGTTTTTTGTGAAAATCAAATGATGCAAGTTGGTAAAATAAATCAATTCAAGTATAATCCTAAAGGAAAAAAAACCTTAGACTATTACGATAAAAGTCCCTTGGTCCTGAGTTTAGGAATTATACAAAGAAAAAAAATGAAATATGAATTAGGATTAAATTTAAACTTTATTCCTGCACCATATAAATGGTATATTTTAGAAACTATTCAAAAAACATACAGTGGATTTTTTCAAAGACAAAAGGATGGTAGAGCATCAAACAACGCACTAAAGCAACCACAAATAATGTACAGATATGCAGTAGTAAAGGCTTTACTTTCTAAGTACGGATTTGAATTTGCAATAAGAACTTACATACCCAGTAGAAAATCGAAAGTATTTTGTATAAATTATAACAGTTGGGTAGACTGTGCTTTTTTATCAATCGAAAAGTTCGAAGGTATATCATATAGTCAAATGATTAAAGAATATATAAAATCAAAGAATTCTAAGTAATTAAATAATATAACAAAAGAAAACGATATGGCATCTATATTTAATAGAAATGAAGTGAATAGTACTAATCCAAATGTTAATAATAAAACATTTAGAAATACTACACTTAGAAAATTATCAGGAAGAGGTTACGATTTTAAGGATAGTGTTATATCTAATTCCGAAGCAATAGGTTCTATTGAAAACGAAATCGGTTGGCAAGATAACAACAATATGTTACGTTATGGTTATGATAACAACAACATGGATCAGTTGTATGATTTTTCTTATTCAGACATTTATTCTAAAAAGAATATTCCATTTTTTGACGAAAGTTATCCGGGAAGAATAGAGCAACTTAGAAAGTATGCAATGCAAGATGAAATCGAAATGGTTCTTGATACATTAACGGATGAAATTGTTGTTTATAATACTGATAGATATTTTGCACAAGTTGATTTTGAATCTGATCCAAATATGAAAGAAGAATTTTCTGAAATCATAAAAGAAAACCTAAATGATAATTTCAAGAAAATTTATAATCTATTCGGTTTCAAGAATGAAAATACAGCTTGGCATTTTGTTAAGAAATTTTTAATTGATGGATACCTAGCATACGAAATTATTTGGGATAATTCAAATACTAATATTATAGGATTTAAAGAATTAGATCCAATATCATTAACACCTAAAATTTACGAAGATGGTACTAGGGGATGGGTTCAATATCCACTAGATGCTGTAAAGAAAAGAGAATTGACTGACGCACAAGTTATATTTTTATCTTATTCTGCAATTAACAACGAAAATAGAGTTTCTTATACTGAAAGATTGATACGTTCTTTTAACTTATTAAGAATTATGGAACAATCTAGAATTATTTGGGCTGTTGTAAATTCATCATATAAAACTAAGTTCGTTATACCGGTTGGTGGAAAATCTAAACAAATGGCAAAACAAACTCTTGGTTCTTTGATGCAATCATATAGAGAAAATGTAGATTTTGATAATGAATCCGGAGAACTAAAAATAAACGGTAAATCAATGATGCCGTTTTCAAAAGAATATTGGATTCCCGAAGGTGACCAGGGAACACCTCAAATTGAAAGTATAGGAAATGAAGGTCCTGATTTATCAGATACTGAATCTTTAAAATATTTCGTTGATAAATTGATTCAAGTTTCAAAAGTTCCTAGAAATAGATTTATAAAAGACGAATCGCCTACATTCGAATCTTCGGCAGAAGGATATACAAGAGAAGAAATTTATTTCAGTAGATTTGTTGATAGATTAAGAGGTAAAATACAAGAAATACTTATTAGACCCGTAGTTTTACAAACTAAAAGAGATATCAAAGAATTGGCAGATGACCCATTGTTCGAATCTAAAGTAAATTTATCATGGTCAAGATATGATATATTTGAAAAATTAAAAGAAACTGAATTGCTACAAAGTGAATTAGACTTAATTAGTACAGCAAAAGATTCTTTAATTGATTTTGATGCTGAAGGAAACGAAGTCAGATTTTTTAGTTCTGAATTCTTAGTTAGAAAATTCCTTACAACATTATCTGAATCTGACTTAAAACTTAATAGAAAGTTAAAAGCTAAAGAAGATAAACAAATGGAAGAAGGGCAAGAAGATGCCGAAGATGTAGATTTTTAAAAAGTTAAAAATAAATTTGATTAAATAATATAAATTATAACAAAATTAATTAAAGAAAATGAAAGATTACTTATTAATAGAAAAATCAAAATTTTCAGTAAAACCTATCGCCAATGCCTCCGATAACGACAAATATGTTTTAGAAGGTGTATTTACAGAATTCGATTCTGAAAATAGAAATGGTAGAGTTTATACTAGAAAAGAATTTCAACCACATTTTGACGCATTAAAAAAAGTTGTAGAAAGTGGAACAGCTGTTGGAGAATTAGACCATCCAAAACAATTTGAAACTACATTGAGAAATGTATCTCATAAAATTGAAGAAATTTGGATGGATGAAGAAAACAATAGAGTAATGGGAAAAATCAAATTATTAGATACCGATGCTGGTAAACAAGCAAAGGCAATCGTTGATGCTGGAATTCCTTTACACATATCATCAAGAGCTGCCGGAACTGTTACAGAAGATAAATCTGTAAAGATTCATAAACTATTTACATATGATTTAGTTGATACACCAGGTTTTGCAAATGCAAGATTGAGTAGTGTAAATGAATCATTCGGAATGCTAAATGAAAATACAGAATTAGATGTATTTAGTGATTTTGCAATCTATGAAATAGGTAAACAAATAAAGCAAGATATTAAAGAGTTAAATAATAAAAATAAGAACGTAGAAACAATGGATTATCTAAAAGAAAGCGAATTCAACAAATACACAGATTTCACAAAAGAAGCAATAGAAGGTGTTAAATCCGAAATTGCAGACATGAAAGAAATTCAAGAAAGTATTATTGAACAAAACGATGGTATCGTAGAAGAATACAGCAATGCTGAATTCAAACAAAAATTTGAATCTGTAAATCAAAAATTATCAGCAATCGAAAAATGGGCTGACCACGTAAAAGAAGAATTTGATTCTGTTAAAGAAAGTTCGGATTCATCTTTACAAGAAAAGTATGATAAATTAGAAGCAAAATTTGAATCAATGGTTAATTGGTCTGAACATGTAACTGAAACTGTTAGTGCAATAGAAGATTGGTCACAACATACAACAGACACTGTTAATGGTGTAGAATCTTGGTCAAAGCATGTAACTGAAACTGTAAGTGCGTTAGAAGATTGGTCAGACCATGCAACGGATACTGTTTCTGGTGTAGAATCTTGGTCTAATCACGTAACTGAATCTGTTAGTTCAATCGAAAATTGGACTGAACATGTAACTGAGTCTGTATCAATGTTAGAAAATTCTGATACGAAAGAATTAAGTAAAGGAAATGAAAAAATCAACGAATCAAAAATCGAAGATTTTAAAGAAAGTATATATAATAAACTAGAGAATATCTTAGAAGCTAAGGAGCAAAGAGCAACTGACAACAACTCTCTAAACGAATCACAAACCGTAGATTTAAACGAAGGTAAAGAAGAAGCGCCATTATGGATGCAACTTATACCTACAAAGTATAAAGAAACTTATAGTGATTTACAAGAAGGCGAAAAGTTAAGAATTAAAAAAAGAGCTTCACTTTTCAATTTCGTTAATGAATCGGCAATCAAGTCATTTTGGAACAATGAGTTCACAAAAGAAAATTTGATTAAAGAGGAAAAAAAGGAAAATGTTGAAAACCCATCTCAAAGTCAACTTACGGAAGCAAGACTTGCTAAGTTAAGAGGATTTAGAATGATTTAAAATATTTGAATTTAAAAACAAAAAAAATGTTGTTAAAATGAACAAACATCAATTATTAGAAAACTGGAGTCCAGTTATCGAACAAACAATTGGAACGGGTGTAGACAAATCTAAAAAAGAATTAGTTGCTACAATCTGTCAATTACAAGAAAACTACGAAGCAAGACTTGGTGGTGGATTAAATGAAAATAACTTTTACGCACAACCTGGTTCTGTAAATGGTATGGGAGCGGTATCTTTACCGAATGTATCAACTGGAGCTCAAGGTTCTGGAGATGTACCTTATTCTCTATTACCATTAGCAATTCAAGTTGCTGCACAAACAATTGGATTGGAATTAGTTCCAACTATTCCAATGAATTCACCAGTAGGAATGTTATCTTATATGGATTTCGTTTACGGTGGAGGTAAGAATGGATATGCTGCAATAGCTGACCCATATGCTACTGGAACTGATGGTAAATCACCTAATTCTCCACTTTACGTTAAATTTAAAGCTGTAGATGTTACTGCGGGTGCTATTGTTGATGGTGCTACGTTTACTTTTGTAAATGCAAATGGAAATGGAGTTGTTGAAGCATTGTTATTTACGGTTCTTGGAAAATCAAGAATTGATGGATATGTAATTGCTAAAGTGCCGGAAAAATTAACCGGAACTAATACAATTGCAGCTATAATTCCTGCAGTTACGGCAACGGGAGCGGGAACAGTAATTGTTGGTACAAACCCTGGAACAGTAGGAGCTGCTGGAACTTTTAACATTGAATCTAAAGCAGAATTAGTTAAAGGTTTAGAAGACCACATCGTTGATTTCTCATCTAACCAAGGTGTTTCTGAATATGGTGAAGTTACTAAAATGACTAGACAACAAGGTGAAGCTATTCAATCTAATACTGGAAACCTTCAATTATTCTCTAAAGCTATTGAAGCAAAAACGGTTCAAGCCGCTGCTGCAGTAACAAGAGAGCAATTAATGGATTTAAAACAATTCGGTATTGATGCGGTTGCACAAGCAAACCAATTCTTAGCTAACGAAATGACACAAGTTATCAATAAAGATATTCTTAGTAACATTTTCACACTAGGAAAAACAAACCACGTAAACATTGAAGCTGTTTCTGGTAGAAACTATCACTTGTCTTTAACAAGTAACGTTGGAACTGATACTATTGCTGTATTAGGTGCTGTTACTGGAAATTCTTGGTGGAATTATTTCGCAGGAATGGGTGTTGTAAATCGCGTTGATGTATCTAATTTAGGTGCTGAAAACTTAGGAACAAGACAAAGACGTTTAATGTCTAGAATGCTTGCATCTTCTAACATTATCTCTGTAAGAGGTAGAAGAGGACCCGCTACATTTGCAGTTTGTTCTGGAGGTGTTGCAACTGGATTCCAAGATTGTGCTGGATTCGTTCCTTACCCAATCGCTAACACTATCAATCAAGTTCCTGGAGCATTGTATCCATTAGGAACATTAGCTGGTATTGCAATTTATGTTGACCCGAATATGACTTGGGAAGATGGTAGAATTGCATTAGGTAGAAAAGGAGACGGTAATACACCTGGTCTTGTATTCATGCCTTATGTTATGGCTGATACTGTTGAAACAATTGCAGAAGGAACTATGGCTCCTAAAATGCAAATGAAGTCTAGATATGCTATTGTTCAAGCTGGACATCACCCAGAAACAATGTACCTTACAATAGGGTGTGTTAATTCTGTTGATGGTGGATGGTCTTAATAGTCTAACTATATTAATATTAAAAAGGGAATCAGAAATGGTTCCCTTTTTTTATGATTAAATATTAAAAGAAATAACATTAAAATGGAAATAATGCAAAATGCTAATTTAACAAATCAAGATACTAATTTTTTACAAGCATACTTAAATCATTTATCAGAAGAACAAAGAAAAGCATTTGTTGCTACTTATATGTACATCTTGAATGTAGGAAATGGTGATGCTCAATTTGAATCACAAAACTTTGAATCATTATTAGAAGCAGAAGAATTATCTACATATGCATTAAATGAAGAACTTGTAACTAATGTTATTAATTTTCTAAAGGGTAAAAAGAACATAAGAAAATACTACAAAGGTCTTGAGAAAGCCGCAAAGAGTTTTGTTGCTGCATCCAATAAAATTGAAAATTTAGATAGAGATAAAAGGGCTCAATTCAGAAAATCCGAATTAGCTAAGTATGATGCTCAAATAAAAGCACTAGACCAAATTAAAAAACAATTAGAAGATTTTAAAAAAGATTCACCTATTCTACAAAAAGTAGATTCCTTTGCTAATAATTCATACAAAATAAAACTTTTTTTGATGGGCAAAAAAGCCGATGTTAGTTTATCAAAACTTAAAGGATATGAAGATGATATTGAGAAAATAAAAAGAGACCAAAGTACTTTAGAGGCTGATGTAAAGAAAGCAAATAAAGAGGCTGAGGAAAAGGAGAAAAAAAGATTAGAAGCAGAAAAAGCCGGCAATGAAGCGACAGGACCATCCGATGCTACGAAAAATGCAACTGAAAAGGTAAAAGAACTAAAAGTTGTTCCTGAAAACGAAACCCCAGAGCAAAAAACTGCAAGAGAAGAAAAATTGAAAACAGCAGAAACAGCAGAAAAAGAAGCAATAGAAAAAGATAAAGCAGACGCAAAAGAAAAGAAAGAAAAAGAAGAAAAAGAAAAGGAAGAAAAAGAGGGTGCAGGAGCAACTGCTGGAACCGGAGCAACTGCTGGAACCGAAGAAAAAACCCCAGAAAAAACTGAAACAGAAACCCCTCCAGAAAAAACGGAAGTCGAAAAAACGGAAACCGAAACTGCAACCGTAAAGGCCGAAACTGAAAAAACGGAAGCTGAAACTAAACAGATTGAAGCAGATGTCGATAAAGCAAAAGCAGAAGCTGATGCAAAAGAAGCCAAAAACGCAAATGTCCAAAAACAGATAGATGATTTAAAATCAAAAAAGAATAAGATAAAATTAGAATCTATAAAAGACCGAAAGGAAGGTAAAGATTATGAAAAAATGATTGATGACCTTTCTAATCAAATAGCCGGTCTTGAAAAGAAACTTAAAGAAAATAATACATTACCACTATCGTTTTTCTATGATTTAGAAAACATTAACGAACAACTAACATGCTTAGAAAACTCAATAGGAGAAAGACTGTAAGAAAAGGATTTAGTTCTGATGAACTATATCAAAGAATATTACTAGATAAGGCAAGTTTTCAAGAAAAAAAGGTATTTGTAAACAATAAATTTGCAAGAAAATATTTTGATGACGATTTACTCTGTAATATGTTAATTCAAAAGGATAAATTTTTAATGAACAAACTAACAGGGTATCAAACTAAAAGATTGATGCCCTTTTATCCTAGTTATATCCCACTAATAGATGCAAATATAGTATTATCTAAAGATGAGTACTATTGGACTGCAAATACTATCAAATATAATTGCATAAGATGTAATGAACCTACCATTTCTTTTTTAGGAGATTTTAAATTAAAAAATGTTCTTTGTGGAAAATGTGTTGAGGACCACTATATCAATAAGAAAGGTGCATTTGATAAAAGATTGCACGACCACGAATTTTCTAAATTTAAACAAGATTTCTATATTATAAACAAAGAACATCAAAAAAAGTTATTTTCTAAACTAATCAAAAGAGAAAAATCTTTGTATAAAAATGACAAAACTATTGATAGTGGATTGAAAGCCAGCTATACAGCAAAATTAAGAAATATAGAAAATGTTTTCAATTCTATTGTAACATAAGTTTAAGTACGTAGGGTATCGTAATGCCTTTAGAATTCAATGCCATATCTGTTTTAATTTCTATAAGATTATTTACATTATCATCTACATATTTCAATTCAGAATGAAAAGAACCATTGTATTGCACTTTCCCTTTTTTTGATACAACGTAGTGTTCAATGATAGAACAATTACACATTTCTATGTATATATGCAAACTCTTTCTTCCGTCTCTTATTTCTTTGCGAACAATTTTTATGTAATCTTTAAGAAATGTTATTGCTGTTTGTAATTCAAAATACTTAGTTCTAAGTTTTTTTACACTTCTTTCTACAATAGTATCTAATTCTTTTAATTCTATGACAGTTCCGTGTAGTTCATAGATGTAATCAAAAAGTTTTTCACTTTCTTTGTCTTTGTTTACAATTTCGTAAGTAGATATAAAAGATTCTAAATCCTTGTATCTTTTTTCTAATGTTTCGTATTCTTGAAACAAAAACCCTTTTTTTACGTTAATATCAATTCTTTTTAGATATGCAAGTAATTTCCAATGTTTATGTTCTATATCAATAGGTTCTTGTACAAACCAAGTATTAGGAAATACATTAGGTACGTAGTTATTATCTTTTATTGTAATTTTTTGTGTATCTATAAAATATTCTGATGCCATTTTGTTTTTAATTAGTGTATAATCTTTATGATATAAAATATTTAATATGAGTATAAAAAACAACATTTGGGTAGAAAAGTATAGACCATCTACATTAGAGGAATTAATTATTCCTGAAAGAGTTTATAAAAAGTTTGAAGGGGGTAAATTAAACAATCATGTACTATTGCACGGTAGTCCAGGATTAGGTAAAACTAGTTTAGGTAAAATTATTTCTAAGGATGCTGTTAGTTTAGAGATCAACTGTTCACTTGATACAAGTGTAGATAGTGTTAGAACTAAAATAACAGAATTCTGTTCTAATATTTCAATATTGCACGGAAAGAAAGCACAAAAGGTTGTTTTGTTAGATGAGTTCGATGGTGTGTCTGAGCAGTATATGAAAGCGATGCGAGCTGTAATTGAAACTTTCGCAGGAACAACTAGATTTATTGCAACGTGTAATTACATTCAAAAAATACCTGACAATATTCAATCAAGGTTTGATGTAATAAACTTTGACTTTCCAAAAGAAGAAGAACGCGATTTGATGAAAAAATATCTAATGCGTTTCAATCATATATGCAAACAGGAAGGAATGTCTGTTGAACCTAAAGTTATGGGTGCAATCGTTAAAAAACATTTTCCAGATTTAAGGAGTACGATTACTTTCTTACAGGGAATGTACGAAGAAGGTAAGAAAACTATTACCTTAGAAGATTTAAAATCATTTACTGGCGAAAACAAAGAACTATTCGAGCATTTAATCAACTCTGGTGAATCTTTTATAGACCTTTATACATTTGCATATAAGAACTACGTTAACAACGAAGACAACGTATTTGCATCACTGGGAAAAGATTTCATTGATTTTTTGATTGGCAAAGGTGCTGAATCAAATAAAATAGGTAATATAATTGTAGAGGTTGCCGACTACACTTATAAATCAAATTTTGTAATTGATAAATTTGTTACGTTATCGGCTTGTTTACAAAAAATTAAAAAAATAGTCAATGAATAAATTTACTCTAGTAATTGATGGAAATTACCTATTATATTCTACACTAAGTGTTATGAAGTTATTTTCTAAGAATAATGAAATGTTCTTGAAAGGTAACAACGAAGAAACTCTTAGAAAAGATACTAACTTTTTATTAGAAAAGTTAACGCAAATTTATGCAAAGGATATTAGAAGTCTAGGTCCAATCATAGATGATGTTATATTTACAATAGATGATTCTAATTCTTGGCGAAAAGACTTGTATCTTACTAAAGATTACAAAGGAATTGAAAAAGGTTTAGAATACAAAGGTAACAGAAAAAAAGATAAAAGTATTGATTTTTCTAATATCTTTACCGTATTTGATTCCTTTGTTAAAGGATTAGCAATTAGTTGTAATCTAAACTTTAAAGCTATTCCAGGATGCGAAGCTGATGATTTAATTTTTGTGCATTGTAGTTACTTGAATAGTCAAGGTAAAAGTACTATAATCTATTCTGGTGATGGTGATCTAAAACAATGCGTAGGATTCGACAAAAGTAAAAATACGTTCACTATTCAATATCAAAAACAAAACAGAAAAATTTGGATTGATAGGGCTACAGCGTTATACTTAAAAGAAAATCAAAAAACTTATGCTGTTGATTGCTTACGTTCAGTTGTTAACAATACAAGTTCTAAGTTATCAGTAGTTGATCCGTTTGAAATAGTTATTGAAAAAGTTTTAGGTGGTGATATATCTGATAATATAGTTCCTATCATAAGCGAATCTAGACAATATGGCCCTAAAGCCAAAAAAGCTGGTCAATGGTTCAACACAGGGATTGCCGATGCAACTATAAAAAACATAAAGAAAGAAATTGATTTTTCTAAATTCAATGTAGAAGATTTGTTTCGTACAGATTTCAAAAGAAAACTAGCAAGTTCTGCTATTAGGAATTTCAAATCTCAAAACAAGTATTCTATCGAAGATGTTCAAAATAATGTAGATGTTAATATAAATCTTGTACTATTACACAAAGATACGATTCCATCTTATTTATACGATGATATCTTTAATTGGTCAGAAGAAACTTACAAAAAGAAAAAATGCGAAGTACAAAAACAATTTAACTATAAACAGCTTTTAATGTCTATGAAACTATATGACAAGAAAGCACATGACAATTCAAGTAGTGCAAGCATCTTTAAAGAATTAGGATTATGATAGTAAAATCACCGTTTGATATAATAGGACAATTAGGAAAAAAACAATTTGATGACATTTCTAATATGGATAAGAAAAGACATGCTTTCATTGTCAATAGAATGTTATCAAGAGCATTACCAGAAGTTTCTTTCAATATGACGCATATGAAAGTGTGTCCTGAAAGCACTGTTGATTTTTGGAATCAAGCATTTCTTGATATGAATAAGTCCGGACAAGGTATGAGAATGTTAGGTTATATCAGGAGAGTTCTAAGAGTTTCAATGGCCGGAGCAAAGAAAAAAACAAAAAGTAAAGTTGATAAAGAAGTTTCAAAAAGTTTTATGCAAATAAGTAAAATAGGAACAAAAGAATTCGATGTTTTGGTTCATTACTATGAAAAAGATTTGATTAAATATCTAAAGAAGTTTTCTAAAATGTTGGAAACTACGAAAGTATAGATATGAATATTAAAGAAAAATTTTGGGTAGGAACTTTTATTAGTTTATGGGTACTTGTTAGTACAGTAAGTACAATTCATAGTATAGAATTCTTTGAATTGTCAAATAACTTATTCCTGTCTTGGTGTCTAGCAATTGGATTCGAAATAGGTGCAATGGCTTCATTAGGTGGGATTATAGTTTCTAAAGGAAATAAAACTCTTATATGGGCATTGTTTATATTACTAACAACATTTCAAATACATGGTAATATGTATTGGGCATGGTCGCATAGTAATGATATAACTGAATGGACAAAACTTTTCGATATGGTTGATGAAGACCCGAATTTTACAAGAAGGGTTTTTGCATTTGTTAGTGGTGGAATATTACCTTTGGTTTCGTTAGGTTTCATTAAATCGTTAATGGACTACCTTGCGCCTAAAGAAGAAGTTCCGGTAACAGAAGAAACAGAAATTCATATGAATAATGTAACAGAAGATACAAAAATTCCTACGAATGATGAAAAAGCAGATGCTATACTTCAATCCTTTAGAAAAAAGAGAAACCCCAATGAATTAAATAATAAGAAGAATCCTAGCAAATTAGAAGATGTTATTGATAGCGCTGAAAAAGTTGTTAATTCAATAGGAGAAAAATAATATAAGTTAAATGTCAAGTACTAAAAAATGCATAATTAAAATAGATGAAAATGGACCTAGTATAGTATCCAATGGTGATACTGTGGCAAGTGATTTAAGATTAACACTAAAAGATTATTTACCTAGTGTTACTAATTGGACAACTTGGAATGGTTCTATGAAAAAAGGTGATGAAATAACAATAACTACCCCTTATAAATTTATTGCTGTTAGAGCAAGAAATAGCAATACAAGTACTGGTAGTACAATTAAAGCAACTAATGGATCTATTGATTTAACAAGTGCTTGTTTACCAGCAAATAATTCATTAGCAAGTAATTGTGGATGCAGTGCGGGTTCAACTGGAGCAACCGGAGTGTTATTAGATTTTGAAATGAATCAATTTACATCTTATACTCTTGATACTAAAACAATTTATTCCGACAATGCACTTTTATTCGATTGTTCACATGGACCAACGGCAACTGGTGTTACGGGATGGGCTGGTTGTACTTGTGTAGATGTTGCTAGTTGTGGTGGAACAGGAGCAACTTCAGCTGCAATAGGAATAACAGGAGCAACTGGAACTTGTACCGTTGGTGGTGCAACAGCAGTAGCAAAAGGAGTTTATGAATATTCTTTTACTGGATATCTTGAAAACAACAACTTGATAATTAAGTCAAGTGCTGCAGACAATGAATACAAATGTAAGTTAGATTATTACGCATATACAAAAGTAGATAATGAATACGTATTGTTTATTTTTAATAATACACTCGGAAAATGGGTTATTGCTAAATTAGATAAGAAAATAAGTGAGATTGTAAAAAATAAAACTGCGTATAATATCATTGAACTAATAGAGTGGTCTGAAACAAATTATATTTATAAGAATAGTAATGTTTCAATGCCCTCCGCAAAAGGATATACGAGCACTAACATAAATTCTTTTACTGGAACGGTATCAGAATTAGATAGTAATATGCCCGTTACCTTTAAGATGAATAGTTTATTTATAATGGAATCAGCTAACTTTAAAGGTAAGATTACAGCAAAAGTAAATAATCTAGATGTCAACATAATGTTAGCAATTTAATTTTTAATTTTTAATACATATACAAATGAGTGAAGCAAAACAAGAAACAGGAGTTTCAAATTTAAACCAAGCAATTTCTGTGCTTATGCAAGCAGCAGAACAAGGTAGAAGAGCTGGGATTTTCGAATGGGAAGATTTAGATTACATTTCTCAATCTCTAAAACTCTTAAATGCTTATGCAAAAGAGCAAGAGGGACCAACTCAGGGTTCCGAACCAGCAACAGAATCAAATGATGTTATTTTAGAACCTACTAAAGACTAGTAGATGACTGAAACTAAAATAGTATTAACTATGATAGTAAAAGATGAGGAGCACGTAATTGAACGTGCTCTGAATTCTTGCTATAAAATGATTGATTCTTATTGCATAGTAGATACTGGTTCAACCGACAAAACAAAAGAAATCATAAAGACATTTTTCGATTCTAAAGGAATTGATGGGAAAATAGTTGACTTTGAGTTTACTAACTTTGAGGAATGTAGAAATAAAAGTATTGAACAGGCAAAGGATTTAGGTAACTATGGATTTTGGATGGATGCTGATGAAGAACTTAAATTAGATAAAACTTTCAATAAGCAAATTCTAAATGTATTCATAAATACTAACAAACCTGACCAGATGCTTATACAATGCGAATATGGTGGTATGAAATATCAACGTGCTCAATTTTATAGGTTCGATAATGATTATTATTGGTATGGTCCTGTACATGAAGTTTTACAATCTAACAATCATTCTAAAAATGTCAAATTCGATTTAGGGCATATGTTCATTACGCCAGATGGAAATTCTTGGCAAGCAGAAGATATTGCTGTAAAATATGAAGACCATGCAAAAATTCTTTTAAAGTATCAAGAAGATAACGATTGGAAAGACCCAAGATGGACTTTTTACTTGGCACAATCTTATAGAGATGCTGCAAATATCGTTCTTTCAAAAAATGATAAAGATGAACGAGGTTTAAAGTTGTGTAGAAAATCAATTCAATATTATACTGAAAGAACTAAAATAAATACACATTTTATAGAAGAAATATATTATTCGCAATTAATGATTGCTCGTTTGAGTTATCATATAAACACACAAGAATTTATATTTCAACATTTACTTAAATGCGAAGAACTTAATGTATCAAATCGAGTAGAACATATATTCAACATGTCATCTTTCTTACAATCAAGCAATCTACACAAAAATGCATTGGTGTATTTAAAATTGGCATTAAAGTATTTAAAAGAAGGTTTAAAAGGAGAATTGTTTATAGAACCCTTTGCTTATGATTGGGGAATTTATGATATGTACGGAGTTTCTTTGTACTATACTGGAGATAAAGAAAACGCATTAAAATATTTTAAACACGCATTAAAAAAAGCAAAAAATGGAAACACAGGAGCTACTGACCTTAAAAGAATGTCAAATAACGTTGAATCCACTGAACATGAATTACAACGACTTAACAGTAAAAATGGAAAAGGAAGTATCACAATCTGATGACATCTTAGTTTTTACTTTTGATGGCAATACAATAGAATTAATTAAAAGTAAATTTCCTATTTATGGTAGAAATAGTGGTGTCAAAGACCTGGACGTAAAGATAAACGGGTTTGAGAAATTATTAAATACATTAACAATAGAAGACAATCGTCTTAGTATGACATTTTACTAATGGATAAGAAAAAAATAACATATTTTGATACAACTAAAAAGTTACTGAAAAACTTAGAAAATTGTACGAATAAAGATATTGATAGTGAATTTGTAAAAGAATCCTTAAAAACACTAATAAATATAATTCAAACACAAAATTCTTTTTTAGAATACTTAGTAGAACTTGATGAAAATATGGAATTAGTTTCTGACGATACTCAAATAATAAAAGGTATGGTTTGTTACATAAGGGGCCGAAAGAAATTCGGTAAAATTATAAACATAGATACTGACCGTAATATATATTCATTGAGAGTTTTAGGTACAGAAGAAATGTTAAATGTAACTAAAACAGACTTTAATACATAGATTAAATAAAATATATTAATTTTTATAACATGAGCGATAACAACGATTTAACACCAGAAGAAAAAGCTTTGCGTGGATTAGATAATGAACCTAAACAAAGTTCAGAAAATGAACAAGGTATGGCAGATTTAGAAAATGCCGTAAAAGAAGAACCTAAAATAAAATCATTAGGTAAAGTAGAAAGGGTAGATTATACTAAAGAATCTGTTGAACAAACGGATTTAAAACACGGATTCTTTTCAGTAGATATCACTGAGTTCCCATCTAAAGGTAGATTTTATCCTAGAGGAACTAAAGTAAGAATCAAGTCTGCGACAGTCAAAGACATCAGAACATTTTCAGCACTTGATGAAGAAAACCCATATGAAGTTGATGAAGCATTAGTAGATTTACTTAGTAATTGTGTGCGTGTTTCATTTCCTACTAAAGTTGCATCTTGGAAAGATATCTTAGAAGAAGATAGATTAAATCTTATTTTAAGTATTAGACAACTTACCTTTGCAGAAGGAGAAAATAAAATATCCTTCAAAGTTAAATGTGAATCTTGCAATACAGAAAATGATATGGAAATTATCAACGAAAACTTTCAAAAGAGAGCGCTCAATGAAAAGATTGCTAAATACTATTCAGACGAAACTAGGCGCTTTGATGTTGAAACTAAAACCTATGGTATCATTAATATGAAACCACCGACAATCGGTATTATGAGAGTAATAAACAAATACATCAAATCTTTGCAAGAAAAGAAAGAAAATCTTAAATCTTACTTACCTTTCTTAAAGACTGTTCCGTATATGGTAGAAGAATGGAGAGGGTTTTCGATTGATGATATGAGTAATTATAGAATGGAATTCATACGATGGGATGAAAAGAAATTTTTAACTTTTACCAAGTTAGTCGAATTAGCTGCAGTTTCAGTAAAAGAAAAAATGCTGAAACCTTGTACTAAATGCGGTGACCCAATAGAAGCCAATATAGAATTACCTACTGGAATCAAAGGTTTATTCATAGAAGAAGGTATCTTAGATGATGAATTAATATAAAATAAAAGAATACTACAAAGGCAACCGTTTGGTTGCCTTTTTTTTGGTTAAATAAGAAAAGAAACAGTACAATATGAAATCATTAAACGAATTCTTAAACGAAAGTTATTCGGGTCCTGAATCAATTAACTTTAAAAAAGAACTTGAATTAGGTTCTGACAATGTTTATGTAACATACAAATATAAAGGAAAAGTAGAAACGATTTCAGTTCAAAGTAAACCATTAAAGTCATACCCAGAATGGGCAATAAAAAATGACAAAAAAATGTATAAAATTATAAATAAAAACGTAAAGGGAGTAACTTTTAAAGAATCGGAAACATCTGGAATTGTAAGTCTTTTTTTAAAAGGAGAATTTGATATAACATTTGATGATTCATTATTGCATGGTAGTGGTAAAAATAATAATTTGATGCTCTTAAGCGGTTTAGACGATTTTAATTCAGATTTAGTAATTAGATGTTCAACAGATTACTTAAAGTATGGTGATGTTACTTATCACGATGATCCAGCAAATTAAATAAGAAAAGAAACAGTACAATATGAAACACTTAAATGAATTTTTAAACGAAGCAAAGGATGTAGGACACTACGAAAGGATAGGAAATCAAACTATTGTTGATAGCAATTTTGTAAATTACAGTAAAGGATGCCTTCCGGATTCTGAATTAGTACATTTAGGTATGGGAGATTTTCAATTAAAAACACCTAAAGGTAATATAACTTTTAATCGTTCTGGTAAAATAGTAGGAATCGGTCAAGACTTTGTAGGTAGACCACATAGAGCAACTGATGACAAAGGTGGTAAAGTTCTTGAAGAATTAATAAAGGTGATGACTAAAAAGAAAAAAGCTGTATTAAGTATGGCCGGATTGGATGAATCTAAAAAACCAGTTACTGATAAATATGGTTGGCACATAAAACCTTTTTTCAAAGAAGGAGAAAAAGTATTGTATTATGGTGAACCAGCAGAAATATCGCGAGTACGTGATGATGGTAACAAAGTTACTTATGATGTGAAATATACTAATCAAAGAGGGTTTCAATCATTTGTTAACAATAAATCGGGCGAAATAAAAAAATTGAATGAAATAAATCAATACACAGGAGAAGCTGAAAAATCAGAAAAGTATTGGGATACTAAATTCAAGAAAGCAATTAAATTGTTTCCTACCTGGGCTGATGAAAAGGTTGATATAACAAACGAAATTAGACAAGTTTATAACGAAAGAATATTAGATGTTACTAAAGGAGACAAAGGATATGTTGAACCGATTAGTAGATATGAGGGAGATGTTGAAATTTATATTGAAATGTCAACTGACCTTTGGAATAAAATGAAAGGTGATGTTATTGCAAAAGAATATGCACTTGAAGATTATGTTCGTTGGCTTAAATAAAATTAGATAAAATTATGAAATCATTAAACGAATTTTTAAACGAAGCAAAGAACTATGGTACTAAAGTTGGTAATCTTAGTAAAAAAGACTTGGAATCTACTGAGGCACTTAGGGATGCACTACAAAGTAAAACCAAAAAAGGCATTGTAGATGATTACGAAGAAGGAAAAACTATGTTCGGTCAAGTATATCCATCTAGAGTTTCTATCTTTACTTATGGTTCATCACCTGATGATAGGGATGGTAGCAAAAAACTAGTAGAACTATTTGCAAAAGATGGTAAACTTTATCTATATGGATTCAGAGCAATAAGAGGTAATAAAATTAATGATGAAGCATTTAATGGTAGACTAAGAAACGAAACACCAGGTGGACTTTCTGGTACTGCTGATTACTTTGGAACAGATAATAAAGGAATACAAATTACAACAAAACAATTAAATCAACTTTTAGGTATGATTGAAGCACAAGCAAGTGCCGAAGGACAAGCATTTGCAGACTTCTATAAAGATTGGAAAAATCCAGATTAAGATATGAAACATTTAAACGAATTTTTAAACGAAGGTAAAGGTAACCACGATGAAATAGAATCTTTTCTAAAAACAATCTTTAAGAAAGTTAGTAAAACTACAAATAGTGGAGTTACAGATTTTTATGGAGATGTTCCAATAAATAAAATGCCAAATTGGTCAGGTCCTCTAAAAGTTGTTGTTGGTCGTGATGGACTTTCTTCAATTGAAGGTATGGAAGATGAGGTATTTGATAAGGATGCTCTATTCAAAGAACTTACACAAATTACTAAGTAAAATAAAATACATACAATATTAAGAAAGACTATCATTTTTGATAGTCTTTTTTTATGATTAAATATAGTACTAAACTTAGTATATGTCAAGAACACCAACTGTTAGATTAAAGATGAAAGATATCTTTAAGTCAATGAAAGTTGATTTGCGGTCTTTTTATAAAAATAGAGTATATGTTCAACATCACTTACATATACAACCATCTGAAATAGATGTTCTTTGTTATTACGAATATCAATGGATGTTAAAAGACCTTGTTGATATGTTAAAAGAACAAAATGGTGACAAATCTGGTGGTCAAGACCAAGCAAATGACCAAATGGAGAAAATGAAATCCCAAGCAAGTAAATACAGTAAAGGGTTTGGTGGCAGTAGTACGCCTAAAATGGGCAATTTCAAAATGCCTAAGTTGTAAAATATATTAATTTAGAAATGGGTGAAAACTTAGTTGCTGGAATATTAAAGAATATAGAAACATTGGCTAATGTCAATGCAAATCAAAACGTAGCAATCCTTACGGGCATTAAGAAAACCAATACCCTTTTATCTGACCAAATAGGTAAAGAATTATCAAAACAAACTAAATTATTAGAATCTATACTAGGAGCTTTTGCTAAAGGTAATACTAGTAATTCATTTTCAGTATTCGGTTCTTCGGGAACTGCCTCGTTTTCTAAAATGTTTAAGAAAAAGGGAGGAAAGGCATTACAAAAAATGGCACTTGGAATGGACAAGTTTGCAGATGCTACTAAGAAATTTGTAGAAGCTGTAAATCAATTAGACGAAAAGAAGTTTAAAGCATTTACTTCGCTTTTCGATATGGGTAAGAAAATAATATTATTTTCATTAGCAATATTACTAGCTGGCCCATTATTGGCAATAGGTATGGTTACAACATTACCTTTTTTAATTGCATGGGTTTTCTTTTTTAGATGGCTTGGAACAATGACAAAAGATTTGAAAAAAGGTGCAAAATCATTAATGTTTCTTTCAATAGCAATATTAGTAACGGTTTTGGCTATTGCACTTGCGTCATTACTTTTAAGTAAAATCGGGTTTTCATCGGTCTTGCTGGTAATAGGGGTTATTTTAGTTGTTGCATTTGTTTTTAGTATGATATCATCAGTTGACAAAAGTGCAAAATCGGGTGCAAAAAGTATGATATTTTTAGCATTAACGGTAGGAATCGTAATTGGATTAATTGTTCTTTCTAAATTTATTATGGACCAAATTACAATGGGGGCAGTTTTATTAGTCTTTGGGATATTAGTAGGTGTTGCATTAGTATTTATGTTAATAGGATTAGTTGAATCAAAAACCAGCAAAGGTGCAAAGAGTATGATATTTTTAGCAATAGCAACTGCAATAATAGTAGGTATTTTATTTTTCATAACAACTATTTCTTTAAAAAGATTTGCAGCGGCAGCTTTTATGTTAGGAATTGTTCTGATAGGATTATCAATTGTATTTGTAATTGCTGGTGTACTTAAAAATGAAATAATGAAAGGTGCCTTAGCAATGTTTTTAGTTTCTATTGTTGTTGCCATAATAACATTTTCTTTAGTTAAATTGCAAGAATCAAACATTACTTGGAAAACCATAGGAATATTATCAGCATTTATTGTTGGGATGGGTGTTGCTTTCGGGGCTGCTGGTTTAATTGCCCCATTTATACTTGCAGGTGCTGCCGCCTTACTATTGGTTGGTGGTGCTGTATGGGTATTTACGGATTCATTAGTTAAATTTGCTGGAATTGATTGGACACAAGAAAAATCTGACCTTTTGGGTCAAGCCATTGTAACATTGGTAACTGCCGTAAAAGATGCATTTAGTGATTTCGGGTTTTCTGATTTTATAAAAGTTGCTGCTGGTATAGCACTACTTACCGGTTTAGGTAACGCACTTTCAGCATTTGCAGAAGGTATAGGTTCTTTTGCAAATTTGGAACTAAGTGAAGTCGTAAAAGAAGGAGAAGGTGCCGATGCAACATATACAGTAAAAACTAAAGGTGCGATAAATCCAGCACAAATTAGTTCTAATATAGCATTATTGTTGCAAGAAGTAACTAAACCTCTAAAAGATTTTGGAGCGGCAAATGGGGCAGGCGATTGGTTTGCTGATAACTCATTGGGAATTGGTATTGGATTATTAGGTAAACTTGGAAATGCACTAGGTTCTTTTGCATTAGGTATGTCGTTTTTCGGTATGATGAAAACTGTCGAATTTGACGAAAAAGGAAAAATCATACCGGGAACAGAAAAAGGAATTAATGTTGCAGCTATTGGAACAGGAATATCATCAATGCTTAATGCATTAACGGGACCACTTACAACATTAGGAGATAATGATGATATTGAAGATGGTATAGAATATTTAGGAACATTAGCTTCTCCTATGGAAAGTTTTGCAAATGCAATATCTACCTTTAGTAAAGTAAAAATAGATGGTGCAAAACTTAAAGCTTCTTTTACGACACCATTGACTACGATTATTGAAACATTAACAAGCGCCAATTTTAAATCAATGGATGAAGATAGGGTAGAAACTCTTTTTGAAGGAATTGAATCTTTTGCTGAATCGGCTGCCGAAATGAAAAATCCTAAAGGTATTGGCGAGATGTTTGTTGATATAAAAGAATCTATTAATGGAATGAACTTAAAGAAATTGACTAAGTTAAATTCTTTAGCAGAAAACCTAGCTAAATTTGCAGATTCTATGGATGGCAATTTTAGTGACTTAGAAAATGTTTTAGAAAAACTAAAAGAAGCAATTGCAGAAATGAACGGAATCGAAGTAGGTTCTACAAGCACACCAGCCGCACAATCAACCACACAAGTTCAAGAAAAAATGGACTTAGGTCCACTATTGTCAGAATTAGAAGAAGTTACAAATACATTGCGTGGAGGAATAGATGTTAATGTTAATAACAATAGTATTTTCAATTAGGTTAAATATCATAGAAGATAATTTTTTATGTTATGAAAACAAAGAATTTCAGCGAAGAAGATACAGAAATTCTCTTAGAATATTCTGATGCAAAGACTAAATCAAAACCTATGGAAAAAGAAAATAAAGATAGTGGTATCAAAACCTTTAAAAACAATATTGCAGTATCTAAGTTTAAATGTAAAACTAAAAATCAAAGTGAAATAGTAAAATCTATTAGTAACAAAAATACTACTATTACTATTGTACATGGTAAACCTGGAACAGGAAAAACATATTCGGCTATTCAAGGAGCTCTAAAAGCATTTAAGACCGGTTCATACGATAAAATATACTTATGTAAATCTGTAAAGACATTAGATAACAAATCGGAAGATATTGGATTTCTAAAAGGTACAATGGAAGATAAGATTGCACCCTTTTTGTTTTCGTTTGATTTCAACTTTAAACAAATAATTAATCCTGGAACTTATGAAATGGCAAGACAATCTCAAGTCATTGAATTTTTACCACTTGCTTACATACGAGGTATAGGATTGAATAATTGTGTTATAATCTTAGATGAAGCACAAAACATAAATAATGCAATATTAAGAACTGTATTATCTAGGATAGGACAAAATTGTAAATTAATTATCTTGGGAGATACACAACAAAAAGATAGTTCATCAGGACAAACTTCTGGATTAGAATTTTTAATTGAAAATTTTCAAGACATAGATGGTTTTCACGTAGTTAAAATGACTAAAGAAGATCAAAGTAGAGCAGACATCATAAATAAAATAGAAGACCGTTACGATGAATTAGAATCGAACGGTAAAAGAGTTGCATAGAAATAATTCATATACGTTAAACAAAAAAAGGGAACTAAATTAATAGTTCCCTTTTCTTTTTACTTTATTTTACTATACTTGACTTTCTGTGAAATAATCACTTCTAAAAGTAACTTCCATTTCTAATGGGTCACCAGATGAATAATCTAATGCCAACTCAGGAATATCTCCATTTACAAAACAATCATGGAAAGTTCTTTGCCAATGAATATCACCTACTCTATTGTACATAGTAACTATAATTTTTGCATCGGAATAGTCCTTTTTAAGACCCATTTCTCCGGTCAAAGGATTATAACCTAATCTTTTCCAATCTCTAAGAGTTTTATAAACATACATTTCATTGTCATCATTTAAGTTCAATGAAAATGCAATTGCTAAATCAACAATTGTATTTGTCGGAGCTGTACTTAAAAATGAACGCTTTGCTGTTTTAAATTCTTGTTCAACAGCTTCTTGTCCCATTTCTGTTGTAAGACCTCCAATAGTTCTAACATGTTCTAATAACAATTCACCGCCACCTACACCTGGTGGTGGTAATATAGTAACTTCAAATAAGTTACCGGCAACAAATTCCCATTTGTTTACGGATGCCTTTGAATTTTTATAGTGTGGTAAACTTGCCATATTATATAATTTTTTTTATCTTTTTTTAAAGATATAGAGAACAATTTTAAGTTCTCTATATCTTATTTAATCATTTTTATTGTACTGAAAATTCTCCCAATGCAATTGCTCCTGTTTTAAGGATAGTAACTCTTTGTACAAGTTTACCTAAACCTCTAACTGGTTCCAATGCAATATCAATAATACCCATATCGTTATCAATAACTTCACTAGTATTATTTACTGTGTTCATAACCGTTTGATAATCGAAAAGACCACCATCGTTTAATATTTGACTTAGGAAACCATCAACTAAAGTTTTGATTTCTAGTCTATTTTGAACGGTATTGAATTCCCATCTATAACTTTTAAGAATTTGCTCAACAGTTTCTTCTATGTATATCAACAATTCTCTTACGTGAATGCTTGATAGTGCAGATTTTATGTTTTGTTGTGCCGTTTGGTTAGCATTGATTACGTTTCCGAAACCTCTGTTTGGTACAATAACATTCAATCCGAAAGGTTCTACTGAATCTAATCCGGTTCTATCATAAATGTATTCTACACCTACAACATTATTTCCAGATACTACACCTCTTCTTGGTCCTGCAATTATAGAGTAAGGTTTATCACTTCTATATTTTGCCATAAAGTTATTAGAAATATACGCAGCTGGCGGAACCAATTTAGTACTTGGCCCTTCTCTCAATACTAAGTACGGATGATAGAAACCACAGTAGTTAGAACCTTGATTTAAACTTGGTAACGAAAATGTGTTACTTGGGTTCAATGCTTGGTTACCACCGGTACCAACAAATCTTGGGTCATAATCAGCTCTACTATCAAATTTGAACAATGGATTCGTTGAATCATCAAGTTCTTTAACAGAAGGTGCATTTAAAATTGCAAATGCAAATTGTCTGTTTTTACACAATGACGATAAAATGTTTTTAGAATTAGGTTCAATCACACCATCAAAAGTATCAACAATATATCTAAAGGTAATTGCTTCTTTATCTGACAATGCTCCATATAATCCTGTGCTAGTCAAAGTTGATAAAATTGCATTTTGTGTGGCAGTAGTTCCATCAGGAATTTGCGCTGCTCTCATTGTAAATCCGTCTAATCCTTGAACATTATAATTTGTAACAAAGTTTGCAACTGATTTATATCTTTCAACTGTTACATTATTTGTACCGAAATAAACCGGGTCAAGTGTTTTAACCGTTACAACATTAGTAGTTGTATTTTCTTTTACAGACAATATTCTAGTATATCTAGTGTTTCCGGTTCTAGCATCAACTTTAGTTTTAGTTGAACCAACTGTAAATCCTCTTACTAAGAAATCTTCCGGTGTAATTTGGCCAAGTGCATAAGTAGTACTTAGGTAAGTAAACTCATAATCGTTAACTTTAGTTACCGTAAAAGATGCATTAATGGCTCCCGCTTTTGACTTAATCTTCATTGGGGTTGCTATTGTAGCTGCATTGGTCGTTGGGGTCAATTTATAGTAAGTTATATTATGTGAAAGTATATTTGAACCTAATAAAGTACTTAAATCTACACTACCATTATCAACTTTCGATACTATACTAAATGTATCATATACATCAGTATCGTATTCAACATCATCACCACTTGAAAGAGTACCAGAATCATAATCTTCTCCAGCATCTGTAGTTTTTGTAAAGATGTATGTACCACCTAATATACTTTGAATTCCAACATCTGGATTACCTTTTACAGATTCATCAGCACCAGCGGAAACTTCGAAATACATAGAATTTGCGGCTTCGTCTTTTGCATATATTTGAATCTCTACTCTATCAAATAATATATTAACGGTTTTTACAAGTGCGTAAGTTGTTGTTGTTCCTGTACAACTCATAAACGAAACATTCGCTTTAATAGAATTTGCATAAGCCAACCAAGCTGCCGATTTTGCTGCTGCATCAGCACCAGTAAATGGACTTGTTCCAACAGGAGCTTCTGATGCTGTTGCACCAGGATTATAAATTACTATTGTATCGTATTGATTTGCAGCTAAACCAGCATCAGCATCTGTTACTTTAAATAGTGCTGTTGTAGCCGAACCATCAGTTGCTTCTACGTTTCCTAAAAATGTTTTTTCTCCTACCGAATATAATTCAGTAGCATAGCTTAAACTTTCTGTAACACCTCCCAAGTATGAAAGATAATCAATTTTGTTTAAGTTAGATGTACCTTCAATTGTACCACCTAGTAAATCAATGACATTACCGGATAACATAGTTGAACCATCAAACAAGTCCTCATCAACAGAACAGAAAAGTCCAGTAAATGATGTTTCTAAGTTAACTAAATCTTGAATGAATAAATCATTTCCTTCAGCATCTTGGAAATTAGGAATTAATACACCTATGTATTCCCCTAAAGAAACTACACTAGGACTATCTAAAAATGCTACAAGACCATCGCTCGTATTTCCAGCAGTATCTTTATATACCTTTTTAATTCCGTTAGAATCGAAATAATCTCCCAATATTGGGTCTACTGACAATTTTTCGAAATCAGTATAATCTCCTTTTATAATATTAACTCTAATACAATAATCATTAATGTAATCAGAACCATCTATAAATTCAGGAACATCAGCTTCACCGTACCAATCGTTTGCTGTTGTATCAAGACCTTGAATTCTATCTTGAGTTACAATAACAGAAAATGTCTTTCTTCCAACATTCGAAAAGTTCAATAATTCTTTTGTATACCCTTCTTGTGCTTCAATATTTTTTAATGCCTTTTCAGTATCTAACTTAAAGAACTTAGATGTATTGAAATTTCCAGAAAGAGGAGCATATCCCGTTTTTTGGTTTTTGTCTTTTGCTGATGTAGAAAAACTAATAAATTCAGTCTTATCTAAAGTATCATTTAATTTTAACAAGTTCAATGCTATAATTGGTGAATCCAATAACATTTCTTGAGCACTTAGGTGAAAGTAAGAACCTTTCTTTTCTAATTGCTTATCTCTTTTACCGTACACATCCTGAAAGAATGAAAAATCCTGGCAAAATACAGGAGTATTGAACGGTCCAACTTTACTAAATCCAATAATCATTCTTATTGTAGAAGTAGTAGTTGTTACTATTTGTGATTTGTCGAATTCAAATGTGTATATTCCACTTGATTTGATATTCGATAAATAAACTGGTAAACTCATAATTTATACTTATTTTACTATATTTAATCAACGAAAATTATTAAAAGAAAAATAAAGTTTTTTTAATTTTACTTGCAATTGTCATTTTTTATGCGTATCTTAGATGAAGGTCTGGTACATGTTTAAAAAAAATTAAAAAAAGATTGATTTTAATAAAATAAAACTGACTAGTACTGCATTTAATAATTAGTAGATTTCTGAGGGGTAATATATACTATTAAGGAACTATGAATAGTAAAAACAAAAAAGTAAAAACCAAGTAAAAAAAGTAGAAAGTATGGCAAGAGTTAACATCAAACAATTAGGGATTCAATTTAAAGAAACGAGATCAGAAAAGAAATTCAAATTACTTTTTGATACATTGAAACCATCGGTAATAAACTATTACAAAAAATTCGACAATCCTGTTCAAGTATTAGAAGATGCTTTTAATGAAGCAATGATTTCTATATGGAATGATATCCATAAAATAGATGTAGAAAAGTACAGTATAAGTACTATGATTTATTTGAAAGTAAAACAGAATATCATCAGATACTATAAAAGCGTAGGAGGTCAATTTAGCAAATATGATATTGACGACCCAATTGTAAGTAATATGGTAATTTCAGATAAGAACATTTCTGAAGATTCTTATACATATGACCTACAAGAAGAATTCATAAAAAATGAAAGTATAAATACACTTTGGGATAGTATAAAAACCTTATTAGATAATGAAACTAGCTACAATATGCTACACGATAAATATTGTAATCAAATGAAAACAAAAGAAATTGCAAAAAAGTATGATACTAAATTGCAAAATGTTTTAAATAGAATTTTTAACGCAAAGAAAAAGTTACAACTTAACGAAAACTTATACCATGAATTTATCAAATAAAATTTCTAATTTTATCTTTAATATTGACTATTGGCAAGAATACAAAGAACATTCTAAAATAAAAGAAGTTCTTTCAGAATTCTTTGTTAAAGAAGATGCTGAATTACAAAAAGCATTTACAAACAATTTCGATTATCCTGATAATATGATACAAGCTCCAGTCAGACTTGAAAGTAAAACGGGAGATGTGTATTATACATTAAATTTCAAATCCAAAGAATTGTTTCAAAACGATGGCACAAAAGAAAAAGCACTTTCTAATAGTTTAGCTCTGTTAGATAAACATCTACCATTAGGTATTACTTCATTTGTAGAACCGCAAGCACCTATTCACATACCGGATACATTTACCTTATTGTGTTACATAAAAATTCAAAATGAAGATGTAACAACTAATAGAACGGTTTGGAATGTAGTAGGTACAATCTGTAAACCTTTGGTACTTGCATCAATTATTTTATCTGTAATAAAATATTTGTGTTTCTAATTACCTTTAATAGTAAAGATATATTAAATTATGAAAGAAGTAAAACTTAATCCTATTAATGAGGATGATTTAGAAGACAAAAGAAATGTTGTTTCTGAAAATTGCTTTACCGAATTAGACATAGCTGCGAAAGCTTGGTTGATGTGTTTTGGTGAAGATGCTGTTTATGAAGAAATTTCATTGTTGCGTTCTACGTTTGCTTATATGTTAGGCAATCACGAAAACGAACATTCTCTATCTAATGTAGATATTGATAATTTTAGTATTCCAGAATCTCCGTTTAAAAATGAAGACGATGTTTGGGTTGACAAACTTTATGATTTGAAAACCGAAGATTCGTTACATTACATAATGAATATTTTAATGAATTCTAGAGAAGGATTTAATGAATTAATTAAAAGTGAATATTTCAAAGAACTGAAAGAAAATTTGATATTAGATTCAAACGCATTACTTTACAACATTAGTATCACATTTGATAGATGTGTGTTATTGATAAACAATAAATATAGTATATTAATTTTAAATTTAAAATAAACAATTATGGGAAAAGTTAAAACCTTAGAAGCACCAGTTGCTGAAGAAAAAGTACAAAGAGTATTAGGTGCAGATATCGAAACTTCTACTTTTGAAAAACTTGGTGAAACATTTGAAGCAATTCAAAAAGAGTATGATGAAAAGACATATGAACTTTCGTTGTCGCAAGGTTCTATTGCATTATTAACAATGGAAATTTTACCTAAAGTAGAATGGGTAGGACAACAAGCTTGGGACATTTCTGCAGCTCAAAAATTAGTTTCTGAATTAAAACCAGAGTCTGTTGCTAATGTTACTAAAGAATCAATCAGAGCATTGTTTCAATTTGTTGCAACCAATAAATATGTTGGGGTTGACCAAGTATCTCAAGTTTCTGACTTGTTAACATCGCTTGCTGAAATTATTCAAAATCAAATTGGAAAAGACGAGCAAACATTAAGAGATGCTGGTTTCGAATTGCAAGCAGCAGAAATGGGTATTACTCCAGAAACTGCTATGCAAGAAGCAATGGCAGCTGAGCAAGCTAAATAATTAAAATTATGAAAAGGTTTTTAGAAAAACTACCTTTAATAACTTTTATCCTTTTGAGTTGTACGTTTTTATATACGTGCAACTCAAATAGGAATTCTAGTAAAGCTATTAAAGAAAATAAGAAATTGACTTTAGAAGTTGATTCCTTAAAGACTGAAATTAAAGTTTTAGCTGACAGTACTATTATGTTAAGTGAATTTCAATTACTGTTAGAACTAGAAGGTTATAAAATTTCAAAAAGAAATCTGTATTATAATAATGCGATCATTAGAACTAAAGAAAGACCTGATGATATAATGCACGAATATGATATAGAAATTGAAAAACTAACAAAAAAACTAAAGTAAATGTCGCAAATTACATTTTTATTAGATGCAGGTCATGGTGGAATAGTTGATGGGAAATATACAACAGCACCAAATTTTGATAAAAACAATAAGTCAACTTGGAAAAAAAGTTGGTATCATCCAGAAGAAGATATATCATTCTACGAAGGAGTTTTTAACAGAGAGGTAATTAAATTAGTAAAAAATATAATGTCTATAAGAGGTATGTCTTATTTAGATATTGTTAATTCAGAAAACGATGTGTCTTTAAAAGAAAGAGTTGCAATGGCAAATGCATATCACAAAAAAGACAAAGATTGTGTATATTTTTCAATGCACGGAAATGCATCTGGTGTTGGAAAAGCACATGGTATAGAAATCTTTACTAGCAAAGGTCAAACTAAAAGTGATGAACTTGCAACAATGGTTTTCAATTCTATTGTAGATTTCTTTCCTGATGAAAAGTACAGAATGGACAAATGGTCTGATGGTGATGTTGATAAAGAAGCAAACTATTACGTATTGAAAAATACATCTATGCCGGCAATGTTATTAGAAATGTGGTTCTTTGATAATTTATCTGACTGTAAAAAAATGATAGACATTGGAACTCAACATCAAGTTGCAAAAGCAATAGTCAATGGGTTTGCTAGGATTCAAGAATCGGCAGACAAAAACAATATTACATGATATCCTTTGCAGACGAAATTCTAAGTACTATAAAATTGTCTTGTTTAGATGACATCGAAAAAACAGAACATAGAATAAAAAACTATGCGATGTCATTTAACGGATTATTAAAAACTTTCAGTGCTTATAAAGAACACGATGAACTTTTCGAATTCTTATATGAAATATCAAAAGAATTTGACATGTCAGAGGATGCTGTATATTATTTATATATGATAAGTAAGTATGAACCGGATGGCGAAATATCAAAAGACTTTAACGAAAAATTTGCGATACACATTATATTATATGACGAAGAAAACCTAAACGATTGGGGATAGTTAAAAATTAATACGAATATTTAAAAATAGAACAAAATGAGTGATACTTGGAATATAGTACAAAAAGGAGACACTAAGTTAGTGTGGAAAGATTTCGATGAAACTAACATAAACGAAATCAAAGAAATGGAAAACGAGGTAAACTGTGAACCTTATTTTTGTAAAATAACAAATTCTGTTGTTTTCAAAACAACTTCAAAAACCATTAGAATGTTAAAGGGTCCTGAGTATTCCCAATTGGAATTGATCTCTAGATACCTAACAACCGAAACCAAACTATATGACTTAGTATAGTTATTTAAAGAGCAACATCCAGTTGCTCTTTTTTTGCTTTAACATTAAAATATTTTTACAATAAAAGAACTTTAATATATAGAAAGTTATTAATAATATTACACATCTAAAAAAATGAAAAAAGACGTAAGAGAAATACTTGTTAAGTTGTACGAAACAACAAAAGCACCTATAACATTTTTTGATATCGAATCAACAGGGATTGATAAAATAACTGATGAAGTTATAGAATTGTACATATGCAAATATGATGGTAAAGAATTTATAGAAAATGATTCGTACTATAATAGTAATGTTCCAGTAAGAGAAGAGGCATTAGAAAAACACGGAATCACAAATGAATCATTAGTAGGATATCCTTACTTTAGTGAAAAAGCAAAGTCTATTTATGAGAACTATTTTTCTAAAGGTACTATTCTTTGTGGGTACTGTTCTAATAGATTTGACATTCCTTTTATTATCGAAAAATTTCTACAAGCAAAGATACCTAGTTCTGTAAATATTTTACAAAACAAAAGGATTGATGTGTACGATATATACAGACAATTATATCCTAATACCTTAGAGGGTGTTCATTCCAGAGTTGTTGGTGGTGATATGGGCAAAGCACACGAAGCAAAAAGTGATGTTACTGCAACTATTGAAATACTAGACAAGTTGATAGAAACTAAAGGTGATTATGAATTGATATCATCTTCGGATACTATTGATACAGATAATTTTTTCAGAAGAGAAGATAAAGATGTATTTTTTGCAAAAGGTAAATTGAAAGATGAAAACATATTGAAAATGGATTCTAAAGAATCGCTAGGATTTTTAAAGTGGATGACCAGGACTAAATCAATTTCTATTCATAGCAGAACTATTGCAAATAGATTAATCGAAAAAATAGAAGAAAGTCTTATCGAGAAATCTATAACTTTTTAATGAAATATCTTTTATATTTTTTATTACTGATATTGACTGATGTCATTATCTGGTTTCAAGGAGTTTCTCCGATTAGATTTGCATCTTTTTTATCTAAGTACACTTTCGTAGTTTATCTTGTAGGATTAGGTGCCAGTATTTTTTTCGTAGAAGCAACAAAAGCCGGAGCAATTATTTTTGATAGTGCCTGGACCTTGCGTTTCATTGGATTTAGTGTTAACACTATTGTTTTTGGAATACTTACACATTTTTTCATAGGTGCAGATTTTAGCCCCAAGACATTAGTTTGTCTGGGGCTAAGTTTAGTTATAGTTTTAGTGCAATGTTTCTGGAAATAGATGAGTTAAATAAGGAAACAAATAGTAAATTATGAAAGGATTAGATATTTTTAGAAAAGAACTAAAAGGAATAAATGAAAGTGCGTCTGTCAAAGATTTAGCATTAGTAATGCCAGGTGATATTGCAATTGATAAAAAAGGTAACGGATTCAAAGTTATTGATTCCGGTGTTTTGGATTGGTCGGACCCGGAACTTGTTGAAATATTTACAAATCATGACAAGAATATCAAAAAGAAATTTAGTAAATTCAGTGACATAGGAGTTATTGTTATCAACAAAAATGGAAAATCATCGGTTGAAGATTCTGACGATTACAAAGTTTATGAAAGTGAACTAAACGAAAAAATATCTGAAAAGGATTTTGAAAATATTAGAACTGGAGATATAGCAATTTCTAAAAAAGGAGAAATTTTAAAAGTACTTGCAGCAGGACCACTTTGGCACGAAGACCCAAACGATGGTATCAATTATACAGACATGGCAAAATATGACAAGAATGTTAACAATAAAATTGTTGATGGTGAACTTGTTATTGCTGTTGAAGATATGAAAGGTAGAACTTCTGTTGTAGTTTATGATGCTGATGCTGGCGCGATAATTTACGAAAATGAAGTTTTTGAATTAAACGAAAAACTTATCACATTCGGAGGTAAAGCATATCCTAAATTTGGAAATGCAGTTTTACTTGCTGGTGGTGCTGGTTCTGGTAAAGGTTTCGTAAAAGATAACCTTATGGGAATCGAAGGTCAAGTTTATGATGTTGATGAAGTTAAAGCATTGGCATTAAAATCTGATATGATTAAGAAAATGGCAATGAAAGCAACAGGAAAAGATATTTCAAAATTCAATTTGAAAAATCCTAATGATGTTAGTGCTTTACATACAATCTTAGATGAAGAATTAAATGTAATTGATAAAAGAAAACTTGCAAGATATGCTGGTATTTTAATGGCACCGGCAGATAGAAAACCAAATCTTATTTTTGATGTTACATTAAAGAACTTAAACAAATTAAGAAGTATTTCAGCTGACATAGAATCTTTAGGATACAAAAAAATAAATACACATCTTGTTTGGGTTATCAATTCTTACAATGTTGCAATAAATCAAAATAAAGAAAGAAGTAGACAAGTTCCAGAAGAAATTTTAATGGATACTCATAGAGGCGCTGCACAAACAGCAAAAGATATTCTTGATATGGGTAAAGACATTAAAAAATATTTAGATGGTGATGTTTGGTATGCATTCAACAAAAGAGGTGTTGATTCTACAATAGCTAAATCTGGTAAAGGAGGGTCTTATATTAAAGATGCTAATTACATTAAAGTAAAAGAAGCTGGAAAAGGTATTGATGCTAAAAAAGTAACTGCCGATGTTAAGAAGAAAATTGCTGGATATGTTCCACCAAGTAATTATTGGGGATAAAAATAAACACATGATTTGAAAAGTCTTAAAGAACACAGTGAAGAACATAATCTTCTTAAACAAAAGTCGATACAAAATATAATAAATGCCTTAGGTGATAAACATAAATCTATTTTAGAAAATGTTACAAGGGATGAAACTTATTTTTGGGCAGTCCATGCAGATTTATATGATATGTTAAATAAAGCATCGAATCCTGTAAAGTTTGCAAAAGATTTGTATAAAAAGATAACAGACAAAAGAAGAATATCAGCATTAGAATATTTTTTAGATATGTTTAAAAATAAAAAATAAAAAAGATATGAAACCTTTAAATGAATTTTTTAATAGGAAAAAGGAAGGCGAAATGATAACCAATTTCAAGGATTTGAAAAAAGGTATGTCTGTGCAATTAGATTATCCTAAATTTCCTCTTTATAGTTCACAGTATAGTGTAAAAGATAAAGGTACTTTGAAATCACTTTTTGATAAATACGACCCTATTAATATACGAATAGAATTAGATAATGGTGAAAAAGTAGATTGGAAAGCAAATGCATTTGCAACTAATAATATTACTGGTGAAACATTTGTGTTTGTATTTGATGAATGTGAAAATATAGAAATATTTTAAAAAAATAAAAATAAAAAAGATATGAAACCATTAAACGAATTTCTTAACGAAGGAAAATACCAAAAAGTTTGGCAAACAGAAAAATATATAAATGCTGATGGTATTGAATTAGTAGGTGATAAACACGCTAGTCCAGCTGACCAAGTATATCAAATTAATAAAAATAAAAAACAAGTAGGTTCATTTAGTTTTGATAGAGAAACTGATGGTTATTGGTTGTCAGCACCGTCTTTAGGATTTGAACAAGAATCTTTTGATACTATTGATGGCATAATCAAATTTGTAAAAAAGAATCTGTAACAAGTATGAAAGCTTTAAATGAATTTCTTAACGAAGGAAAAAAACTGTCGATAGATTATAATATAGACCCAGAAAAGAATTGGTCAGCTATTTCTGATATACTTATGGGTATTAAAGATAAAAAATCAGCTAAAGAATTTATTGATGAATATGAAAATTATGTAAAGAACATTTACAAAGATGAAAAAATGGTGCAATATGGTAATTTAGTTTATGCTGCAATTGAATCTATTTGGCACAATATTGACGAATGGGAAGGTACAGAAGATGCATATCCATTATCAAGTGATGTTTGGCAAAAGATTGTATCCAAAAAAACAGATAATTTATAAGTATTTTGATAGTAAAAATTTCACTGGTAATTATAGCTTTAATTATTGTTACCTGTACAACTCGTAAATCTGAAAGAGAACGAAAGAAAAAAGAAAACTTAAACAAATAAATTTAAAGGGAACTAAAATATTAGTTCCCTTTTTTTGTTTTAATATGTATAACTAAAAAAGATAAAACATGAGTACAGAAGGATTACCGTTACCTATGGAAAGAACACTAATGTTTAATAAACAAGTTGACCAACTTACAATAGGAAATATTACTAAAAAGATTTTAGATATTAATGCTGACGATGCATACCTAAAGAAATTATACAAAATCAATGGTTTGAAATATAATAAACCACCTATTGAAATTTTTATAGATTCTTACGGTGGATATGTTTATCAAATCCTCGGATTGGTTTCAGTAATGCAAAATTCAAAAACCCCTATTCATACAATATGTACAGGAGCCGCAATGAGTTGTGGATTTATTATGCTTATTTGTGGTCACAAAAGATTTGCACATAAACATTCAACACCTTTGTATCATCAAGTTTCTGGTGGGACTGTTGGAACAGTTAAAGAAATGAAAGAAAAGGTTGAGCAATCTTCTAAACTACAAGATAAATTAGAACAACTAACTTTAGAAAATACTAACATTACTAAGAAACAACTAAAGAAAGTTTACAAAAGAAAATTAGATTGGTATTTAGAATCTAATGAGGCATTAGAGTTAGGAGTAGTTGATGAAATAATCTAAGAGCATATGAGTTTAAATAAAACAGATAAAGTATATCATGACCTTTTAAAAGATATCCTAAAAAATGGTCACGATAAAGGAGATCGAACCGGCACAGGAACAAAGTCTGTATTCGGTAGGCAAATTCGTTTTGATATGAAAGATGGATTTCCACTATTAACGACCAAGAAACTACATACAAAATCTATCATCCACGAATTGATATGGTTTTTAAGTGGCGATACTAATATAGAATACTTGCAAGAAAATAGGGTTTCTATTTGGGATGAATGGGCAGACCCGATGGGTGACCTCGGTCCTGTGTATGGAAAACAATGGGTTGATTGGTCAGGAAAAACTCAAATGGGATTGAGTGCAAAAAAGAATGCTGAAGGATATTATGAATACGTTAAAAGTAAAACAACCGGCATCAATCAAATTAAAAATTTAATTAATTCGTTGGTATGTTCTCCAGATTCTCGTAGAATTATGGTAAGTGCTTGGAATGTTGGAGAAATCGGACAAATGGCATTACCACCTTGTCATTATGGATTTCAAGTTTGGACTAGAGAGTTGAGTGAAATTGAAAGATTTGAAATTTCTCTTAAAAGTGGGGACACACCAAAGGGTTGGGGGACAATATCTTGGGTACGAGATAAAGAATGGAATCCTAATAATGAAACTGTGATAGAGGTTATGAATAGGTTAAACATACCTAGAAGAGAAATCTCTCTAATGTGGAATCAAAGAAGTGTTGATACTGGATTAGGATTACCTTTTAATATTGCAAGTTACGGTTTATTACTTGAAATGATTGCACAACAAACTAATATGATTGCTGGTGAATTGATTGGTAACTTAGGAGATGTTCATATATATGACAATCATATAGAACAAATTCAAGAACAATTGACCAGAGAATCTAAAACAGATGTTTTACCTAAATTAAAGTTAAACAAAGTTGATACTATATTCGATTATAAATTTGAAGATTTTGAAATAGTAGATTACGATGCACACTCAACAATCAAAATGCCAATAGCAGTTTAATATGAAAAAATTTCAAGATTGCAATAGAATAGTAAAGATATGGAGGTACAGATGGTACCTCTATATTCCTTTTAAATTTATAAGACAATATGCATTACTAAAGTTCGAAGACATTGTTTCAAACGAACAGGAATTCAAAATAAATGCAAAAACTCTGTGGTCTCTTTTGGTGGGTTGTGCTCAATATGATATGAAATGGTACTATACATCGGATGAAGTTGAAGATGTTTTTAAATCAAGAATAAAAACCAAGTTAGATAAAAGAAAATGAGAATAAATACCCTTATTGATAAGTTGTGCGTAAAAGACGAATTAGACAAAGAGGATTTAGTAATAATAAATTCCTTACTGAAAGAAAAATATTCGGAATCTAAAAAATATAATTCAAAAGTATTAATAGATTCTATTTCTTTGATCCATCAGTCGATCACTAAAAAAAGTAATATTGTTTATATTTCTGCAGACTATAAAGATTGTATTGAGGTTAAAAACAAAATACTAGAATTGATAACAAATTCTAAGATACCCAAGAAAAAAACTTTAATTTCTAAAAAAAGAATTTCTGTACCTTTGTGTAAAGATAAAATAGTATTTTCTAATGGTAGTAAAATAATGTTTATTCCTGTCAGAGTTACATTACCAGGAGTTGAAATGGATTGGTTGCTTATAAATGATATTAAAATGATAGACCCGGATAAATATACAAAATTATTTATGAATGGATATTCTACCCTAAAATCTTCTAGTAATGTCAAATTAACACTTTCTCCTTAATTAAATATTAAAACTAACATTACAAATGAAAGATTATAGACAATTCTTATTCGAATCAGCATCAAAAAATAAAAAAATTCAATGGATTAAGAATGCTCCGGTATCATCTTCTGTTGAAAGTAAAGTTCTTAAAGGATTGATTGAAGATTCTACTGACAATTTCTATGAAACATATTTTACTGCCGATAACGATGTTCCGGTTCTATCAAATGAAAAACCTATACTGTTATATTATGCCGACAAAGAAAGAGAAATAGGAGATAAATATCTTTCTGAAAATGACATAACACAAGATGATGTTTACAACAGGACTGAGGAAATGGTCAAGAGTATGCAAAAGAAAGATTGGCACGAACTTCTTGGTGATAAGGATTGGTTACCGAAAACTTTGACATCTACTAAAGGAATTGATACTTTAGAATTTCCTATAATTGCAAAACCGAGCGAAGGGCATTCTGGAATAGGAATTATGAAATTCGACAATATAGAAGATTGTCAAAAAGAATTGAACAAGAAAGATTGTAAACTCGATGTGTTCAGTGAAATGATAAAAGACATTGATACTGAATATAGATTTATTTTTGTAAAAGATAAATTATTCTTAGTACATGAAAGAATCCCAATAGAATCTGAAAACAAAACAATATTAACTAAAGACCCAGACGAAAGTTTAAAGTTTTTGTATGTTGAGCAAGATTTAGAAAACGAAAACTACGATGTTGCAAAAATAGTTAAAGAATTTAGAAAAGATATTGACTTAGATTTTTATGCATTGGATATTATGTTGGATAAGAACGGAAAATACTGGATTATAGAATCAAATAGTGCAATTGGTATGGGTGGAAACACTCTTGCAAGAACATACGAAGCAATTTGTAAAGATTACTATGGTAGTATTCCTGACGATAAAAAAGAATTGATTGAAAGAATTTGTGGGGACTACTATACTGAAATAAACAAGATGTATCCAAAAGAAATAAAAAAGTCAAAAAATCCTAAAATATATAAATAAAAGTTGCAAAAGTCATTTGAATTTTGTATATTAAATAATGAACTATGAAAGAAAAAGAAATAGTTGAAAAACTGAATGAAAAATATAAAGGAAAATTTATATTTGAAGTTACCGATGACGGTAGTGATATCGTAGGATTTGTTGATGACAACACATTTAATAATGTGATTGCAGTTATCGAACCTACCGTATCAGAAATGAATAAATTAATATCACATATATCAAGTTCTAAAACATAAATTTAAAATATGATAAGACATAAAAGTTTATTCAAAACAAGTTTTTTTATCCTTTTAAATACAATCATAATTTTAACAATGTGTTCATCTAGTTGTGAACAACCAAGAAAAACAAAAAGTGTATGTTTCGACAATTGCATTGAAGATTCTGTTACAACCGAAAAAAACTTAGATGCATTTTTACATCTATTGGCATTTAGAGAATCTACTAATAACTGGAAAGTTATAAATAGGTTCGGTTATATGGGAAAATATCAATTAGGAAAACTTGCACTTACTGATGTAGGTATGGATTCTATTACAGTAAAAAAGTTTAGAAAAAATAGAAATTCTTTTCCAGAACACTTACAAGATATTGCAATAAAAAAATACATAAAAAAGAACAAGTGGTATCTTAGAAGATACATCAAGAAATATAACAACAAAACAATCAAAGGAATAAAGGTAACAGAAAGTGGTATAATTGGTGCAGCGCATTTAGTAGGACAAAGAAGTGTCAAACAATGGTTAAGAAAAAACGGTAAAATTAAAAAAGTAGATGGGAACGGTGTTAATTTAGAATCCTACCTTATATTATTTTCTGGTTATAATTTATCAAAATAGAAATGTCTGAAAACAAAACCCCAGCTGAAATATTAAAAGATACAAAAACGGTTATAGTTGAATATGAAAAACGCATACTATCAAGAAAACCTTTTGCTGCATCAGTAGAATTTTTCAATGGCAATGATGAACCAATTATTGGCATTAGAATAAGTGCATTAGAAGTTGATATCATATTAAACTACATCATAAAAAATCACGATGAAATTATGGTATACGATACAAACCTATCTAATATATTAATACCATCTACACAAAAACTATATGAATTAATATTAGATTAAATAAACAAATAAAGATTAAGAAATGAAGAACGTAAAAGACTATAACAATTTACTAAACGAAGGAAAAAACGACAAGAAAATTAAAGAACTTGAAAAGGAAATCAAGTCTTTAAAAGATGAAAACGAAGAAGGGTTTGAAACTGAGATCAAAGAATTAGAATTTGAGTTAGGTGAATTGAAAGAATCAGAGAATTTTGCTGATAATCCTTCGATGAACGAATCTAAAGTATTAACTGGTGAAGAAGTTGCAAAAGCACTAAGAAAACTTGACCAGAAATATGATGGTGTTGTGAGTAAAGACTTCATTATAAAAGTAAAAAGATTAAAAAGGGTTACTAAAGAGACTCTAGAAAAAATGGGAGCTAAAGGAAAAATTCTGGATGATATATTTGATTTATTAAAAGAAGGAAAAGAGGATTTTGCTGGATGGGTTGCAATCTACAATAACAATAGAATTGAAATTGATAAATCAGAAGCAGACGGTATATATCAAGCAAAACAAATTGCAATTAAAAAATTAAAAGTTCCTAAATCAAAAGTAGGTTTACTTGCAATTGCTCCAGGTTATAATGAATCAATGCACGAAGGTAAAAATGATAAAATGCAGAAATCTATTGATGCATTAGAAAAAGATGCTCGTAAATTACTTGCTCCGATAGAGGTTGCTGATTTTATTTCTCGTCTTGACAAACTAAGACAATTCATAAAAGGTAATCTTGTTTTAGAAGATGAAGTTAATGAAGGTAAAAATGATTACAGTGCTAGATTTGGCAAAACCGATATTACTATCAAAAATGGTCACAAGTTAACAGACGAAGATTCTTTGTATGATATGTATGAAAAAATAGGTAAAGTTATCAAAGATTCTGGATTAGACTTAGGTTCAGTAATTATAAAATAATAACAAATAAATCATATTAATTAAAAAGGACTAAAATATTTTGGTCCTTTTTTTGTTTTAATAGTAAAGATTACTATATGAAAAAATACACAGACGCTGTTAGCGAATTTCACAAAACATTTAAAGTAGAACAAAACGAATCACCTACTTTAATCTCAGAAGAGGATTGGATTCTTAGACATAAATTAATGAAAGAAGAAAATCAAGAATATATTGATGCCTGTGCAACAAATGATTTAGTAGAAGTTGCCGATGCATTAGGAGATCAACTTTATATTCTTTGTGGTACAATTCTAAAACACGGAATGCAACATAAGATTGAAGAAATTTTCGATGAAATACAAAAAAGTAATTTATCAAAATTAGACGATAAAGGAAATCCTATATATCGTGGTGATGGTAAAATATTAAAAGGAGTAAACTATTTCGAACCAAACATTAAAAATATTTTAGATGTATAAAGAACTATTAAAATTTTCAGAAGAAAATCCTATCAGAGTAACTATGTGTGAAAAGACTTCATTAAGTTATGCATACACGTTTAACGACAATTCAGTTATATATTATGAATTAGATGGTAATGTAGATGTTTACAATGATTTAATTTTACCTAACGCAAATGAGTACAATAATATTGATGATGCAATTCATTCAGAATCTGCAGTACACGATGAGAATCCGTATGTCTTTTCTAATATTGATAATTCAGTATCTAAGGAAGTGTCGGCAAATAAGTTTATAAAAGCTGTTTCTGCATTTAACAAATTCTACGATGAAAATAATATTCATAAAGAATATAGAGGTATTCACATAAAGGAGGGAAAAATGTTTGCTACAAATGCATTCGTTATGCGAATCGTAGAAACAACTGTATTTGATAAAGATATTAATATGGTCATAGATTTCAAACCAGTTGTAGAGTATATGGACATTGATACTAATAAAATAAAAACAACAGGAAAATCTCTTTGGGATACTAAGAAAACTAAAAATGAAAATGTTAAACTATCTACTTACACTAAAGATGGTGATGATGTTTTACATATAGAATATAAAGGACTTACTTTTATTAATCATAGTTTGTGTAAATCAGAATTAGACTTTTCGTTTATTGAAAACGCATCTAAAAATTTAGATTCTAGTATCAAAGTTCACAAGAAACAATTATACAAAGCTGTTAATAATATACTCGGAACTTCAATCAAAAATTCTAACAAGGTTAAAAATGCATTAGTCTTTGAACAAGCTGATGGAAAAACATTATCAATTTATCCTTACATTAAATTTACAGAAGGAGTAGGTGACCACGTTGAATATGTAAATGCACAATCTAATGTAAAAAATAAGATGATAACAAACGGAGAAAATCTATTGAACATCTTGAAAAGTATTCCTGACGAAGTTGTAGAAATGAAATACAATAAAGAAAGTAGTATTTCAAAAATTTCATCAACCAAGTCTAAAGAAGATTACTATGCTATTTTCAATGTATAGAGTATTAAATAGTTTATAAAATAACATACATATATGAAAGCATTAAGTGAATTTCTAAACGAATCAAAATCATTTACTTCAAATCCTAATATTAAAGAACTTGAAAAGGGATTGACTGTGCGTATCACAAACAACAAGAAAAACATTAGTGGTCCTGGAACGTTTACCTTTGGTAGTGCTTCTAAAATCGGTAAGATTGTAAGTATAGATAAAAACGAAGTTACTGTTGAAATTAACAAAAAAACAATAACCGTAACAGCTGTTGGTAGTAATGGTAATATGGGTGGTGATTTTGAAATAGTTAATGAATCAATGTATAATTATATGTATCCTTTTTTATAATAAAGAATATTTATTGATATTATTTTTACAATTTAATTATGAACATTTATATTATACACCATTCAAGTGATTTTTATAAAATAGGTAAAGCTAATAATATTAACTCTAGATTAAGACACTTACAAACATCTTGTCCTATTCCATTAAAGGTTATAGCTTTTCTACCTTGTTGCGATTCTGGTATTTTATCAGCTGAAGATATATCTTATATATCAGAAAGTAAATTACACAAAGAATATCAAAAATTTAATACTACTAATGAATGGTTCAAATTAGATAAAGAATTAGTTGAAGAAATTATAAACAAATATGGATTTATAAAAGGAAAAGGTAATAAATTAGATATTGAACTTCCTAAAAAGAAAGGTAGAAAGAAAGGTTCGATTAAGTCAGATGAAAAATTCTTAGATGAAAATAAATATATTATTGATTGTCTTAAAAAAGGTTTGAGTGTTAGAGATACTATGTCATTAACAAATAAGTCATCACACTCTGTTCAAAAAGTAAGAAAGATGATACTTTCGTAGTGATTAAATAGTATATGATAATATACAAAACTACTAATTTACTTAATGATAAGTTCTATATAGGACAAGACAAAAACGACAATCCTAATTATCTTGGTTCTGGAAAATGCCTAAAGAGAGCAATCGAAAAATATGGTATTGATAACTTTAAAAAAGAAACTTTAGAATCTGTTCAAACAAAAGATGAACTAAATGAAAGAGAAATTTTTTGGATTGAAAAAACAAATGCAATGAAATTAGGATACAATATAGCAAGTGGTGGTCAAGGTGGAAATCTTGGTCCTGCTGTTGCTGAAAGAAAATCTAAATCACTTAAAGAATTTCATAACAAAAACCCTAATGCATACGCCGGAAAGAATAATAGTCGATATGATGATACAAAATATGAATTCTACAATATAGAAACCGAAGAGGTTTTAATATCAAGTAAATTTGAATTGGCTCAAAAATTGAATAGTAAAAGTAAGAGTTCTCCTATTAACAGCGTAATAGTTGGTAGAAGAAAACGATATAAGAATTGGATTTTATTAGAAAATAAAGAAAAATATACACTTGAATATTTTAAAATTCAAAATTTTAAAAATAATACAAATTACATTAGTGATTATATTGAAATTATTAACATAAAAACTGGTATAGTATTTAAAGGTGAAATGTCTGCAGCAAGATTAAGTCATCCAGAAATACAAACTAATGGATTGCAAAAATTATTAAATAAAAAAATCAAGAAACATTTCAATTGGTCTTTATTAAATAGAGAAGATGAAAAAGATAAGTAGTTATATTACAGAAATAAAAAATTATCCTTTCTTAGACCCTAAGAAAAGAAACTCTATGAACGTATTTGATATTGATGAGACCCTGGTCGTAAGCAAAGCAGTAATTAAAGTTCACGATACTAAGACAGGAGAAACTTTTGAACTTACACCACAAGAATTTAACGAATACAATTCGAAACCGCATCACAAACAAGATTACAGTGATTTTGCATCCTTAGATATTTTAAAAGCTGGTAAGTTGATAGATTGGGTAGTCGATATTCTTAAAGGAACTTTGAAAAAAAGAAAAGCAGTTGGAATCATTACAGCAAGAGGAGATCAACAGTTAATAAAAGATTTCCTCTTGCATCATGGTATTAATATAAATAAAGATTTCATCTTTGCAATCAATGATCCAAAACACGGATTGAAAGGAACTATACCAGAAAAGAAAAAAGAAGCATTTACAAGGTTGATTGATTTAGGATTTAATGACTTTAGATTTTTTGATGATTCAAAAGAAAACATAGACTTTGCAAAAGAATTGGCAAAGGAAAATCCGAATATAAAAATGGACGCAAAATATATCAAGCAGAAGTGGATTCCAAAATTATAATTTTTTTTAATAAAATAAAAATCCCTAAAAATCCCTTTAACATAAGAATATAGAAATTAATTTCATTTATTTTAAAAATAAGTGCGCTAAAAGTTGCAATTGTCATTCTTTATGCGTATCTTGTATTTGTTGGTGAGGGTGTAATAATCCTAACAACAGTTGTTCTTTAAAAATAATTTAAAAATAAGTGCCTTAAAAGTTGCAATTGTCAATTTAATTCGGTATCTTGTATTTGTTGGTGAGGGCATCAACATTTAATCTTAATTCATTTATAACCTAAAAAAAGGAAAAAATTATGAGCGAAAAATTTAACAATTTCAAAGAAGAAGTACTTTCAAAGAGAATTGGAAGGAAGCAAGTTTCACTTTCTGAAATCAGATTACTTACTGATTCGGCAATTGAAATCAATGGTTTAACATTGGCATTAGCGCCAGCAGGATTTACATCACTGTTGAAAATTGTAGGAATTTCTAAACAACTTAGAAAGAACCTTATTAAGCAATATGGTGACTCTTTTGCCGACAATTTAGTATCTACATTAGGAAGAGCAATGGGTTCTTCTAAAGGTAACGTAACGTTGTTAATCGACATGCGTAAAAAAAGAGTTGTGAATATTGTTTCAAGTTCTGAAACGATGATTGCAAACGAAAGTTACTTGAACCAAGTCGAAAAAATAATTGACAAGTCTAACTTGGAAATTGATTCGATGGTCGTAAGAGATAACGGTGGTTTTACAGTTTCAACAGTAGGAGACAATTCAGAATGGGGACTTACTGGCAAAATATCTTCTGAAAGTTTCAAGTTCGGTTTGAACTTTGATAACGACCCCGTAAAAGGAACAAGATTGATGCCTTACAACCAACGATTGGTTTGTACAAACGGAATGATTGGTCAAGGATTTGTTGGAGTTCATCAACTTGTTAACACTAAAGATTCTTGGGATACTTTTTATAGCAAAATCGGCGTTCTTGAAAAAGACAACTTTAGACCGATAGAATTTAGTTCAACTTTGAGTTCTGTTATGAGTGCCGATGCTTCACTTTCTGAACTAACTCAAGCAAGAAACTTGATGAGAGCAAACTCTAAAGTAGGTGATTTAGAAATCGAAAGATTTGCACCGATTGATTCAACTCAAGATGCATACAAAAAGAAAGGTGTTTTAGTCGATGAACTTAACAAAGACCAAAAACAAAATGCCAGAACTGATGTTTCGTATTGGGAATTGATTAACGGAATTACTGACTTTGCAAGTCATAACTACGGACACGAAGTTTCTAATCCAGATACACTTCAAAGATTCGCTGGTAAGTTATTCGTTAAGAAACCCGACCTTTCTAACTTAGTTCTTAGTCCTTTCTAATCTAAGTAGTGTGAATATTAAGATAAGGGGATTTTCCCCTTATTTTTTTCTTAAAATCAAGTCATTTTTCAATTAACTAAGTTAAATAACAAAACAAATATACCCTATGGCAAATAAAAAGATTTTACACGTAGATATGGATGGCGTAGTTGCCGATTACCTAAACGCAGAATACAATAAACTATTCAAAGACTACAAAGACAAAGGATTCTTTCGTGGCCTACCAGAAATGGAAGGAATGCGAGATGCATTGACAAAGTTAGAACAAAAATACGATATTTTTTTCTTGACAACTGCACCTTGGTCTTCTCCAAGAGCTTGGAGAGAAAAACGAGAATGGGTAGAAGATAAATTTGGAGATCAATTCAAAAAGAAAATTATAATGACGCATCGAAAAGACATGATTTACGGTGATTATTTAATTGATGATAGAACAGCAAACGGAGCTGCTCAATTTAAAGGTGAGCATATTCATTTTGGAACTAATAAGTTTCCAGATTGGGCAAGTGTAGTAAAATATCTACTGTAAGCTATCAATTAAATACACTACAACCAAAATCATCTACCTAGACATGCAAAACTTAGAAAATCTAACAAAAGAAAAACTAAAGTTAGAAGAAGTAATCGAAATCCTAACAATAGAAGGAACAACTAGAAAATATATTGAAAGATACGAAAATCAATTGTATCAAGTCAAAAATGCAATTCAAATATATTCTATTGCTAAACAAGAAAAAATAGAAAAATCTTGCGGCAAAGAGAATTGTGATTGTAGATGTAAAAAATAAATTTTAGTTTCACTTTAACAAAAAATAATACTTAAAATTAAACCTATCTGATGAAATATTTGGATAGGTTTTTTCATTTAATAATAAAGAGAATACTACATGAATGAATACAAATTTCCGTATGAATGGACACTAAAAGATGCAGTCTTTACAAAAGATAAAGGTAAAGTTTTCAGTTGTTTTGCTTGTGGTGGTGGTTCTACTATGGGATATAAGTTAGCAGGATTTGATGTTTTAGGATGCAATGAGATTGATCCGAAAATGATTGAAGCTTACAGAACAAACCATAAACCTAAATATAGTTTTTTAGAACCTATCCAGGATTTCAAAAGTAAAAAGGATTTACCAAAAGAACTTTTCAATTTAGATATCTTAGATGGTAGTCCACCTTGTAGTAGTTTTTCTATGGCCGGACTGAGAGAAAAAGCGTGGGGTAAACAGAAAAAATTTAGAGAAGGACAAGCTCTTCAAATATTAGATACTTTATTTTTCGATTTTATTGACCTTGCAGAAAGATTACAACCTAAAGTAGTTATCGGAGAAAACGTAAAAGGATTGTTACTAGGTAATGCAAAGAGTTATGTTGAAAAGATTTATAAGGCATTTGATAAGGCCGGTTTTATCTGTCAACACTTTTTACTAAAGGGGTCTGATATGGGCGTTCCGCAAGGAAGAGAGCGAGTTTTCTTTGTATGTCTTAGAAAAGATTTAGCAAAAAGATTTATTAAAATAAATAATCTATTTGAAGAAAAACCTTATCTAAATTTAGATTTCAACGAAAAACCTATTCTTTCTAAGGAAGTTGTTACTAGAGGAAAACCAATAAGTAATAAAACAAGTTACCTTGAATCTAGATATGGTGACATTCTGTTTAATCCGGATAAAGTTTTCAATACTATATGTACAAGAAATAGATATTTCTATGATTTAAAACATTATGTATCTGATGAAACATATTTGAAAGCTGGAACTTATCCTATGGATTATGACTTTGTAAAAACACAACCTTTATACTTAACAGGAATGTCTGTACCACCAGTAATGACTGCACAAGTTGTTAGTAGAGTTTATGAACAATGGTTATCAAAAATATAATATGAAAGAACCTAAGTACAATTACGAATGGACCATAAAAGATGCAACATTTACAAAAGATAAAGGAAAAGTATTTTCTTGCTTTGCTTGTGGAGGTGGTTCTACTATGGGTTACAAGTTGTCCGGATTTGATGTTTTGGGTTGTAACGAAATAGACCCCAAAATGATTGAAGCTTACAGAGCAAATCATAAACCTAAATATAGTTTTTTAGAACCTATTCAAGATTTTAAAAATAGAAAAGATTTACCTGAGGACCTATACAATTTAGATATCTTAGATGGGTCACCACCTTGTAGTAGTTTTTCTATGTCAGGATTGAGAGAAAAAGCATGGGGAAAGCAAAAGAAATTTAGAGAAGGTCAATCCTTGCAAGTTCTTGATACCCTATTTTTTGATTTTATTGACCTTGCAGAAAGATTACAACCTAAAGTTGTAGTTGCTGAAAATGTCAAAGGATTATTAATGGGTAATGCAAAAGAATATGTTGAAAAGATTTACAAGGCATTTGATAAGGCAGGTTTCGTTTGTCAACATTTCCTTTTGAATAGTGCTAGGATGGAAGTTCCACAAAGAAGAGAACGAGTTTTCTTTATTTGTCTTAGAAAAGATTTAGCAAAATCCTTTGCACATCAAAAAGATATGTTTACAATTATCCCAAAACTTTCTTTGAACTTTAATTGTAAAACAATACCTTTCAAACTTATTGAAGACAATTCTGATTTGAATATAAAAGACGATACTAAAATTTCTACGTTTTGGGATTTAGTAGATGTCGGACAACAGTTTTCTAGGGCACATCCAAAAGGTAGTTTTTTTAATGATAATAAAACACACCCAGATAAACCAATAACAACAATCACTGCCGATACAGGACACGGAAGTTGGCATTATTCTATCAAAAGAAGATTGAATGATTTAGAAATAATACGAGCTGGTACATATCCTTTAGATTATAATTTTTGTAGGAATAGACCAAAATACTTAATAGGTATGAGTGTTCCACCTATTATGACAGCACAAATTGCAGATAAAATTTACGACCAATGGTTATCAAAGATATGAAAGAACATAAATATAATTACGAATGGACTTTAAAAGATGCCGTCTTTACAAAAGATAGAGGTAAAGTATTTTCTTGTTTTGCTTGTGGGGGTGGTTCTACTATGGGATATAAACTTTCTGGTTTCGATGTTTTAGGATGCAATGAAATTGATCCAAGAATGATTGAAGCTTACAGAACAAACCACAAACCGAAATATAGTTTTTTAGAATCAATAACAACTTTCAAAGACCGCAAAGATTTACCTGAGGACTTGTACAATTTAGATATCTTAGATGGTAGTCCACCTTGTAGTAGTTTTAGTATGGCAGGTGTTCGTGAAAAAGCATGGGGAAAGCAAAAGAAATTTAGAGAAGGACAATCTTTACAAGTCTTAGATACTCTATTTTTCGATTTCATTGATTTAGCAAAAGAACTCAAACCTAAAGTTGTGATTGCTGAAAATGTCAAAGGATTATTAATGGGTAATGCAAAAGAATATGTTGAAAAGATTTATAAAGCATTCGATGAAGCCGGATATTATTGTCAACATTTTCTTTTGAACAGTTCTAAGATGTCTGTTCCACAAAGAAGAGAACGAGTTTTCTTTATTTGTCTTAGAAAAGATTTATCAAAACCTTTTATGGATCAAAAGGATTTGTTCAATAACAAACCTAAGATTAATTTAGATTTCAACGAACCTGGAATTCTTTTTGAAGAAATATATGATGGATTAGGAAAACCTATTACTGAATATAAAATGAAAGCATTTGAATGTAGGCAACCTAATGATAATGGTATTGCTGATAGTAAACGACACGCTGGAATGAAAGTTTCTGATTACAATTGTGTCTATGTTAAACACGATAAAGTAATGCCAACAATCACAGGAAAAGCTGAACACGCAATGTTGTTGTATAACGAACCTATAAAACCAAGTAATACCGAATTGAGAAAAGGTGGAACTTATCCTATGGATTATGAATTTAGTAATATCGGATATTTGATTGGAATGAGTGTACCTCCTGTTATGACGGCACAAGTTGCAGATAGAATTTACGACCAATGGTTATCAAAAATAAAATAGAATAAAATATGAATGTACTAAGTTTATTTGATGGTATGAGTTGTGGGCAAATTGCTCTAAACAAATTAGAAATAAAATATGATAGATATTTTGCTTGTGAGATAGATAAGTTTGCAATACAAGTTGCACAACACAATTATCCATTGACTGAGCAATTAGGAAGTGTTACAGATTTAGATACTTCTGAATTACCTAAGATTGATTTATTGATAGGTGGAAGTCCTTGTCAAAGTTTTAGTAATTTAGGAAACGGAAAAGGATTTGATGGTAAGAGTGGTTTGTTTTGGGAATATGTTAGGATACTAAAAGAAACTAAACCAAAATATTTTCTTCTTGAAAATGTTGTAATGAAGAAGGAATGGCAAGCAATTATTACAGAAGCAATGGGAGTTGAACCTATAAAAATGAATAGTAGAAATGTTTCTGCACAAAACAGACCCCGTTTATTTTGGACTAATATTCCAATTACACAACCTAAAGATTTAGAAATATTTGTAAAAGATATTGTAGATACGGAAGTTGAAGATAAATATTACTTGTCTGATTTAGCAATTGCAAAAGTTCAAAGAAGTAAATTCGGTAGAGAATATGCAACATTAGATACCGAAAAGGTAAGAACATTAACGGCTGGATATTATAAGATTCCTGGAGATGGTGTTTATTTTCAAGACCATAAAGGTAAACGAAGATATACACCAACAGAATGTGAAAGACTACAAACTGTTCCAGAAGGATATACAGAAATTTGTAGCAATTCTCAAAGATGGAAAATGTTAGGTAATGGTTGGACTGTTGATTTGATTGCCCATATATTTAAAGGAATATAATTATGAATGTACTAAGTTTATTTGATGGTATGAGTTGTGGACAAATTGCCCTAAACAAAGTCGGAATAAAGTACGATAAATATTTTGCAAGTGAAATAGATAAGTATCCTATTCAAGTAACGCAAAGTAATTATCCTGATACTATTCAATTAGGTGATGTAAAAAATATTAAAGGAATTGATTTACCTAAAATTGATTTGTTGTTTGGTGGAAGTCCTTGTCAGGGATTTAGTAAAGAAGGTAAACGATTAAATTTTGAGGACCCAAGAAGTAAGTTGTTTTTTGAATTTGTTAGAATACTTAAAGAAGTAAAACCTAAATATTTTCTTCTTGAAAATGTTAAGATGAATAAAGAAAGTCAAAATATAATATCTAAATATTTAGGAGTTGATCCGGTGCCGATAAATTCTAATACGCATTCTGCACAAAATCGACCAAGATTATATTGGACCAATATTCCTTTTGACTTAAATGTAGAAACGAAAGATTCTTTTAAATTTAGAAATATAGTTCAAAAAGATGTTGATAAAAAATACAACCTGGACTTAAATAAATTGACCGAAAAATTCATTAAAGATAATATAGGGTTAAGGAACGTAACATTTACTGAAAAAAGAACTGAAGAAGCAAAAAGATTAAGAAAGGAATATTTTTTGAAATATGGAAAAGACTATACCCCTCGAAGATCAAAAGAACTTTTTCCAAGAACTGATGATAAATCTAATTGTTTAACAGCAACATTTTCAAATAAAGAACATTTAGTTATTGATAGTAACGGAACATTTAGAAAACTAACACCGATAGAATTTGAAAGATTGCAAACGATTCCTGACAATTATACTAATTTTGTTTCGGACAATCAAAGATATAGAATGATAGGTAATGGTTGGACTGTTGATGTTATTGCAAACATATTTAAAAATATAAAGTAGAATGCATAGATATAATTACGATTGGAATTTAGAAAATATAAACTTTACAAAAGACCAAGGCAATGTTTTCAGTTGCTTTGCTTGTGGAGGTGGTTCTACTATGGGATACAAGTTAGCAGGATTTAATGTTTTAGGGTGTAACGAAATAGATCCAAAAATGATTAGTGCATATCGCAAGAATCATAAACCTAAATATAGTTTTTTAGAACCTATCCAGGATTTTAAAAATCGAAAAGATTTGCCAGAAGAATTGTACAATCTTGATATCTTAGACGGTTCACCACCTTGTAGTAGTTTTAGTATTTCTGGCAACAGGGGAAAGGACTGGGGAAAGCAAAAGAAATTTAGAGAAGGACAAGCTCTTCAAGTTCTTGATACCTTGTTTTTCGATTTCATTGATCTCGCTGAAGAATTGCAACCTAAAGTAGTAGTATCCGAAAATGTCAAAGGACTGTTATTAGGTGATGCAAAAGATTATGTCGAAAAGATTTACAAGGCATTTGATAAGGCCGGATATTATTGTCAACATAAATTATTAAATGCAAAAACAATGGGTGTTCCTCAGAATAGAGAACGAGTATTTTTTGTATGTCTTAGAAAAGACCTTGCTAATAAATTACTAAATCAAAAAGATTTATTCAATGTTAAACCATATATCAATTTAGATTTTAACGAAACAAATATTCTTTGGGAAAATATAATTGATGAAGACGATAACAATATGGATTTATCGCCATTAGATGCTGACCTTTGGGACAAAAAAAGACCTGGAGATACAGACCTATCTGATATAAGTATAAGAGAAAGAAATATCTTATCAAGATTCAATGCAAAGTTTTTATACAAACATAAATGTGCGAACACTATTACTGGTGGAGAGCAATGCGTTTTGTATGACAAAAAAAGAAAACGAAATCACAAAGAACTTATTCAATGTTCAAGTTTTCCAAGTGATTATGACTTTGAAAAAAACAAACCAAGTTATATGATGGGAATGTCTGTACCTCCAATAATGATTGCACAAATAGTTGATAGAATTAACACATTTTGGCTAAGAAAGTTGCTCTAAAAGTTGCAATTGTCAAATTTTTTTCGTATATTATAGAAGTCAGTTAAGGTGTGTTATCGAGATTGACACTAATTATTAACTAAAAATAAAACGATGAAAGATTTAAAACTAGAAAGGTATTTGCGAGAATACAGCGACCCTGATGTGGTCGCAACACTTGAAATTGAACTGTATGTTAAAAAAGATGCTGGTGAAAACAAGGTGATTAAATTACCTTTAAGTGCTGAAAGTTCTGATATTACATTCAAAGAATTAGAAGATAGTGTGTCAGAATACTACAAAGAAAAATACGATACTGAAGAAGTATACGGATATGATTACAAAATTATAGAAAAATAAAAAACAAAAGTTATGAAAAGTGATAATAAAATTACATCGAAAGTCCCCAAAGAATTGATTCCAGCTAATAGAACTTTTTTAATTGAAGAAGATGACATGTGTGTTCATATCATAAAAACCGGATTCAGTCAAAGAAAAAATTATCTAGTTGTTTTTGAAGATGCGTATCAACAGAGATTAGGAGAAACTGAAATGATGTCAGAATTAGATATCAAAAATAAATTCGGAATAATACTGTAAACTTCATAGAGCAATGGAAGACAAGGAAAATATAAAAGAACTATTAATTAAGTTTTGTATAGTAACAAACTTTGGTGCTTGTGATGTAGAAAAATGGGTCAAAGAAAATGGCGTAAAAAGAAAACATAGAGATACTGTAATTGATATTGAATATTTAGTAGAAATGTTTTTATTGCAACACGAAATTGATTTATTGAATGGTAAATTAAAACAATACCTAAAATAAGTAACTCAAAAGTTGCAATTGTCAATTTAATTCGGTATCTTATATTTGTTGATGAAGTCATCGACATATTGTTTAACCTTTAAAATACTAAAATGAATACAAAAGAAAAATTATTATTAGAAAAACTTATTGATTTGGCTTTTTCTGGTTCAACTTCTGTTCTTGCTGAATGTCTTCGAGAGATCGAAATTTGGGAAGGAGGTTGGGTTTCAAAAAATCCTTTAGATGGTTACTTTGAAGTAAGTGCTGATAATGGAATCTTAGAATTGTCACCAGATTTAGAACCTATAAAATAAAAAGATATGACCGAAACTAAAATAATAAAAAACAATATGGAATTAGGAACAATACTTTTTTTAATATTTTTAGTGCTAAAATTAACTGACAATATTGATTGGTCTTGGTGGTGGGTCACTTCTCCATTATGGATACCGATTCTGTTTGTGTTAGCATTAGGTGGCATAGGAATTGTAATTGTAATTTTAAGTGTAATCCTATCAGCAATATTTGATAGGTAACAAACGGATGTTATGAAAAAGGAATCTCGCATTAAGAAAATGTTAAAGAACTCTCAAAGAGAACAAAGAAAAGAACAAGGGTTTTTTGATGGTAGGTTTATGCCAAGAGTTGAAGTCCCTAAAAAACGATATTCCAGAAAGAAAAAACATTTGAAATTAATTGAATAATATGGCGGTTCTGTGGCAAAACTATGGAACTAATTGCGTATATTGTAATAGATGGTGAGGGTAGTACCTTTATCACGTTTAACTAAAAACTTTTAAAATGAGAAAGATAACACGAGAATCAATTGATGCGTTTAATTCAAACGTAACCTTTTCAAAAGCAAATACTACGGTTACGGTTTCTGATACTACAACGGTCTTACTACTGCACGGAAACTCTATTGCATACAAAGATATAGCAACAGGAAAAGTCGAAATCACAAATTGTGGTTGGGATACAACTACAACAAAAGAAAGATTGAACGGTCTTGATGAAGTAGAAATACGACAAAGACAAGGACAATGGTATCTTAATGGTAACATTTGGGATGGGAATTTAATTCAAATCTAAAAGTTCTATAAAAATTAAAATTTAAAGGCAATCATTTGATTGTCTTTTTTGATTAAATACTAAAAGAAAATACTAGGATGAGATCATTAAACGAATTTTTAAACGAATCAGAATTAACAGAATCTAAAAGAGAAATAGGAAAATATTATAATGCTGCCAGAAAAGCAAGAGCTACAGATTTAACACAAGTAGATTCTGATTATGGTGACTTAGTAAAATTAAGTGGTACTAAACAAAACCATACTAGAAAGAATGCTGGTGCATCATTTAACTTTATAGGTGCAGATGGAGATTGGGTAGAAATATACTATGACGAAAAACAAGAAAAGGTTTTGATGGCGAAAAATACTGGCATCGTTAATCCAGATTTTCATACTAAAGGTAGCATTTCTATTGAAGATATGTTAAAATTAATATAATCATTTTACGATAAAATATATTCCATTATTACGGTATTAAATAAGAGAAACCCCATACAATGACCGATTATGCACACTACGATGATTTTTTAGAATCAGTATTAGAAATTGCAAAAATAGAATACGAAATTTCAAAAGAAGAAATAGATTACAACGATGAACACTTTTTACAATGCTATCAAGAAGGAACAAGCGCAGGACATGCTGTTTTTCTTTTGTCAAGTACTTGTTTATAAAATATAAATAAATTACTATGAATCATTGGACCGCACAATATTTGATAGACGAAAAAATGTTCTACTTAGTTGAACATAGAATAGAAGGAGTAGAAGGAGAACACTTTTTTGAAAATCTTGATGATTACAAAGAAGGTGTTATTGCATTAGCATTGCTTAGTAAAGAAAAGAATTTACCTTTCGATATTACATTTAGAGATACCTTTTGTTTAGTATCTGATATTAATATAACCCCCTTATAAAAAATAGATTATGAAAAATGCAAGTATTACCATATTCAAAGATGGTGAAAATATTTTTAATTATGTTTCTGATGCAATTCCTAATGTAGGCGATTTCATAGAAATTCCAATCACCTATGATGTTGTTTTAGGACAGGACAGATTCGAAAGTAAAAAATCTAAATTTCCTGGAAAGTTTTATGTTATTGAAAGAACATTTATTTGTAACAAAAATCAAGTTGCACTATCTGTGGTTTATGACGAACCAAAAGAATTTTTACTTTAGTCATGAAACAAATTACATTTGAAAAGGATTTAAAATCCGAATGGTACGTAGTTTTACCTAATTGGCCTTTTGATAAAGATAGATTAAAGGTAGATGATGCTGCAAGTGTTTTTTGTGATATTCTGGCAAAGGATAAAAACAAGGTAACTGTAAACATTGATGAAAAACCATTTAAAGGATATCAATATAATTTAACTTTTGTGCATCACGAAGGTGGGGGTGGAGATTACCATTTCAATTGTGGTTGTTATGATTATCCGGTTTGGTTAGGAAACAAATTCGAATTTATTTTTGGTCATTTACCTGACAATGTTTATTTATAAATAATTTAAAAATAAGTAGTCTAAAAGTTGCAATTGTCACTGGGATTGCGTATCTTGTCTTTGTTGGTGAGGGTAGTACCCCTATCGCGTTTAACTTTTAAAACTACAAAAATGAATTACGAAGAAGAAAAACAAATTACTGAGGAATACAAAGAGTTGTATTCTGAACCATTAAAAAAATTAAAAGAAAGAGTACAAGGCATTTTTCCAAATGCAAAGTTTTCTGCTGAAGTCTATGTCGGTTTCGGAAATCCAACTTTATCGACAAGTTTTTATCTGATATCGGAAAAAGAAGATCAGTCTCATAACATTGTAGATAACGATCCAGTTGCTACAAAGTTTATTGCACATTTACCGAAAATTCATCCTACTAAAGATACTAAGTTCAAATTAGAATTGCTGCGAGGTGGATTATACTTAGAACCATCAGAAGGTTCTTACCTTGCAATGGAAAGATTGAAATTACCTTTCAGAAAAAGTACTGACGTTATTGAAAAACAAGTTGATAAGTTAGTTAAGTACTTTGAAGGTGTAGGAAAAGCTATCATTGAAAACAAAGATGTTATTTACAAAAAAGACATCAAAGATAAGTATTTAGAAATTTCAATTTAATTTAAAAAAATTCACTTTAATAAAATATTTTAGTGAATTTTTGTATTATATATATAAGAAAAACAAAATACGTTCTTAGAAATATTGAAAAAATAAGAACCCAAGTTGCCGGGTTCTTTCTCAAAAGTATAGTTTTTTAAACGAGTTGAACTATACATCTCATTCGAGATATAGGCAAAACATTGGTAATTCAGTACCCTATGTAGTTAGGGGAGCAGGTTACACTATAATGGATAGGACATTGCTTTGACAGAAGTTTAAAACTATCAGTGTTGAAAACAAAGAGGTATTGCTGTTCGGAATATCGTAGTTGTTTTTAAAATTAGGGATTTGAGTGATTATCCTAACAAAACGAAAATGTTACAAAACCCATCAAAAGGTTCTGGACAAACAATTTAATTCATTTTAATTTGTAAACACTTATGGTATGCATTGAAGTGCCTAATCATTTGTTAGAAATAACAAGTGGTCCCGAAAGGGGTAGATGAATAGCAATTCCAGTTGTTTGAAATTTACACTTAAAGATTTAGTACAGGCATGTATGTAAATTTGAGAGTAGAAAATGTATATCTTATTCTGTTACGGTACAGTCCAAAATCGTAGGGTAAATTGATTGAAGGTTCTTAACAAACCGTGTGCTAACTATTTTAAAAAAACGAATAGGTCAATCAAATTCAATAATCGAGTAGTGCTAGAGATTATTTTTATTTGCCGATGTAGCTCAGTTGGCTAGAGCAGCTGATTTGTAATCAGCAGGTCGTGGGTTCGAGTCCCTCCATCGGCTCCATATAATGTAAATTTTTATAGATGAATATAACACAAGAAGCTACAGATCAATCTTCAAAATCTGCAATATTAAAACTAACAAACTTTTCAAACTTTCAACTTCCAAAACCTTCAATCGGTTCTTATGACATAGGTGGTACTAGAATTAGCCTTACAAAAAAACCTAATAAGTTTCATAGATTGATGGTAAAAATATTTTTAGGTTGGACCTGGAAAGATTAAATAACAAAACAAATAACTAAAAATGAAATCAATAAACGAATTTATAAACGAAGGACTTAAAGATAAATTTTTAAATCTTTTCAAGAAAAAAGATAAAGATGAAAGAATAGTAAATCGTTCAGTAGTGGGAACCTATGAAGTAACTAAATCATTTCATAATGGATTTAAAGATTACTTTGATGTTGGAGATAAAATTTCTATTGATTATGAGGTTAAATATCCAAATAGAAAGGATAAAAAATATGAACACTATGTTATTTATCATATGCCAATAAAGGGAGAGGACTTAAATATGGAAATTTTCAATGCAAATAACCAAGAAAACTACGACAGTGTATTATCAAATCTAAAAAAGATTTCAAATAAACCAGACACATCATTGACGAATAGACATTTTGGATTATCACAAAATTACTATACATGATACAAATTAATTGAAATTATATTAAAGGAATACTTGCAAAAGTGTTCCTTTTTTCGTATATTACTAATCTAATCTAAAAGAGATACTATGAATTTAGGATACGCATGTATAAATCAAACACTTTCAAAAGATAAGATTACATCTAACAGGGGCATGATTAAAAGAACCTTTATTGCAAAAGGAATGCCTTACTGTTCTGAACTTGCTTTGCAAAATGTCAGAGACCTTTTCAAAATAGTTCAATGGAACACAAGAAACAAAATCAAAGTTTTCAGAATGTCTTCGAATATATTTCCGTGGATGTCCGAATACGAATTGACCGATTTACAAGATTGGCCAAAGATTGAAAACATTCTAAAAGCAATAGGTAAACACGCAAACGAAAATGATGTTCGTTTATCTTTTCATCCAGGACCGTTCAATATTCTTTGTTCACCAAAAATAGAAGTTGTTGAAAAGACTATCAAAGAACTTGACCAACATTGTTTCATTCTCGATACTATGGGATTAGAAATTTCAAGAAAGCACAAAGTCAATATTCATATCGGAGGTGCATATGGCGACAAAGATTCTGCAATGAATAGATGGATCGACAATTTCAAAAGACTATCCGACAGTGCTAAAAAAAGATTGACTATTGAAAATGATGACAAACTTTCAATGTATGCAGTAGAAGATTTACTTTATGTTTCTAAAAAAACAAATGTTCCTATTGTGTTCGATTTTCATCATCACGATTGTCATCCTGGAATATTGACAAAAGAACAAGCATTGAAAAGTGCATTAGAAACTTGGCCAAAAGATATTATTCCAATGACACATTACAGTTCATCAAGAAAGATATACGAAGATTCTACTGTAAAGAATGTTGCACATGCAGATTACTTGTATGAGCCAATTCCTTTTACAGACAAATATGTTTTTGATGTAGTCTTAGAAACTAAAGCAAAGGAACTTGCAAGAATTAAATACCTTAAAGAATTTACATTATATGAAACCACTTAACGAATTTTTAAATGACGAAAAACAATATACTAAGTTAAACGAAGGTAAGATGCATACTATTGTAAGTGAATTGGCAACCGAATTTAAAGCTGAAGTTAAAACTAATCAATATGATTGGGCATTAGAACCTTTTATGACAAATAAAGTTTGGACTAAGATGAATGGTAGAAAATATAAAGAACCAGGAAAATTTCGTGTTAACATATATAGAAATGATGATAAAGAAACCGTTGATGAGAAACGACAAGTACAAAATAATTTTTGGCCTTGGTTGATAAAACAATCAGGAGTTAAATCTATGGGCGAAGTTAGTGGAGAATTCGAGGGTGCTGGTTATAGTGAAGCTGTAGAATATAAAGGTGTTGTATTTATTAAAAGAAAAGACACAGATAAATATACAATAACAGAATACTTTTCTAAAGGTAGATTTAAAAATTCTGGAATGTGGAATCAAAAATAAAGATATAAAAATTATGAGACACCTTAACGAATTTTTGAATGAAAGTGAACTTGATGTTTCAGCATTAGAAAAGGATTTAAAAAATTATACCCAAATGGACGGAGAGTGGAAATCAGAAAAGAAGCTCGATGATATTTTTAAGGATATTGACATTAATAAAATGAAAAAACAATATCCGGATATATTTGAAATAAATTCTAGTTTGAATAAACCCAGTGTTTACGCATTTAGAGGAACAACAAAAGACATAAAAGAATTAAAAGCCTTAGGAAATCCAGATGAACTATATACAGATGCCAATTTAGGAACTTTGTTACTTTGGAATAAACAAAAAATAAAAAACCATAGTGAAATTCAATCGGTTACTATATATCCAAATGTTGCAAAAGGATTTGCAGAAAATAGTAGTTCATATAATTTACCAGAATTTGGAGGAGGATACGATTTTAAATCTCCGATACCTACTATTTATTTTATTCCGGTTAAAGAAAACAAAAAACAGCTGTTTATGAATTATCAATATATGACTGAATTGAGCGGAATAGACGAAGGTGAATTCTTTCATAGTGGAAAACAATTCAAATCTGTTGATGTTGCAATAATATTTGATGAATCACTTTATGAACACTTTGATAAAGAAGAAATAGAAAAACTAAAATAAAATGATATGAAACCATTATCAACATTTAAAATGTCGCAAGAACTTGAATATCATTTGAACAATGGTATTGGAATTTCTGAATGTGTATTTATGTACGGGTCTGAAAAGTTTTGTGATTTGATTATTGAAGTCAGAGAACTTTACAATGGTGGTAAACTACTTTTAGAAGGTAGAGATAAAGCAATTGCATCTTTGAAAACTGGAGAGAAAGCAATCTACGATGGCAAAGAAGTTAAACTACATTTACCTGACTATGACAAAACTGCTGGAAAGAAACTTAGAGTATATTTAGATTCTGGAAAGAAAGATGAAAAGACCGGATTGCCTAAAGCAAACATTGTTAGATTCGGAGACCCGAATTTATCAATAAAGAACTACGACAAAAAAGCTGCAGACAGTTTTCAAGCAAGAATGAATTGTGATGCTAAATCAGATATAAAGGCATCGGGATTTTGGAGTTGCAATGTTCACTTGTTTGCAAAACACTTAGGATTGAAATCAGACTATCCATGGTGATTAAATATATAAAATAAATTATAACAATATGAAAACTATAAAAGAATTAAACGAAGGAAAAAAGTCAAATTTTAAGGAAGATGTAGCTGATATGATTGAGTTACTACAAAAATATGTTGTGGATAAATTAGGTGCAGATGAACCTTACATACCAGAAGATGTCATTCCAGCAATTGCTGAAGAAATTGCTTTAATTTTAAATGCATCCTCAGCTACTTTTGCTAAACCGGGTAGTCCTGGAAATATAAGAGTAAATAAAAAAAGAAAGTTTTAGAAAACCTAAACCAGGTAATATCTTTCAATAAGAAAAACATAAGAAACCCGAACTAATTCAATAATATTAAAATAAATTATAACAATATGAAAACTATAAAAGAATTAAACGAAGCTAAAAAAGTTGATGCAGAGGATTTACCAAAAGGTTGGAACGATAAACTAGAGGCAATTTATAAAGAACAGAAAATGGACTATCTTGGAGCTTTTACCAATTACGACCCTACAAGAGAAGAGATATTAAAGAATGCAAAAGAAGAATTCAATAGATTAAAGAATCTATTAAAATAGACTATAACAATATGAAAGATTTAAAGAAGGACTTAAAATATTTTAAGTCTTTTTTTGTTTTAATATATAAGAAATAAATAAAACATTTAAGTTGAAATTACCATACAAACAAATAAAAATAGGACATCTAATCTTTAGACTTTTTTACAAGAAAGAAGATAGAAATTTATATTACAAATGGCATACAGATGAAAGTTCTAGACACGTTTGGTTCTTACCTTTTGGCAAATGGCAAATTCAATTTGATGATGACTTGCCAGAGAAAATAAATCCTAGAGGAATTTATTGGATACCTAAAGGACTGTATCATAGACTGATTAGAAAATCTGGAATGTTGTTATGTGTCATTAATGAAATGGATTAAATTACATATATTATGAGAAGGATACTCTTAACATTATTAGTACTTGCAACTTCTATAAGTATAGGACAAACAACGAACATCACCAGTAATACTACTTGGGGGTCATATGTTAATTCTAGTGGTGCAACAATTAACATAGACAATGGTGTTGAATTGACTTTGACCGGTAACTTAATGAACTCGGGGACCATTAATCTTTTTGGATGCAATGCAAAACTAACTATTGCCGGAGCTTTAAGTGGTAACTATAATTCTATTGACATAAATAGATATTGTGATGTTTGTAGTGATATTAATAATTTATCTCAAGGATATCCTTATAGTAATGGTTATTTAAGTGTAAACAATTTATCTTATGTTGATGTTAAATGTCAAGTACCATTACCAGTTGAATTAATATCATATACTTGTAACAAGAAAGAAATACGCTGGTCTACTGGATCAGAAATTAATAGTGATTATTTTACTGTACTTTATTCTGATAACGGAATAGATTTCGTATCCTTGAATACTGTTGCTGCACAAGGTAATAGTTTTGAAGTTGTCAACTATTCATATCCTATTACAAAAAAAGGGTATTATAGATTAACACAAACAGATTACGATGGGACTACTGAAAACTTTAATGTTAAGTTTTGTGGTCCTGATAATGATAAGGTAAAGTTAATAGCTCGATATGATCTTCTTGGTCAAATCATACAAGATTCATACAGAGGAATAGTAATTGAAGTTTATTCTGATGGAAGCACTAAAAGAATATATAAAAATAATTAAATTCTTATTCAAAGAAAGTTGCAATTGTCAAATAATATTCGTATATTGTCTTTGTTAATATGAATAACTAAACTTATACAACTATGGGAAAAAACTACATTCTAAATATTTCTGCAGAAGAAATACAGAATAAGATGGACGCTAAACTTACTGAAAACGAATTACTTAATATAATATCTTCATCTTTAGATAGGATGGAATTGTTACTAGACAAAATAGAAATAATATCAGATTCTAAAAAATCATTACAAGACACTTGTGCTGATGTTTTGTGTACTATGGTAAACAATATTCAAGTTGACTTAGGAAGATACTATACTGAATTAACAAAAAGAGGATTTAATATCGAAGAAGAAAACAATAACCTATAAATAATAAACATATGATAAAATTTGTCAAAGATAAGATTTGGATGACAGGAATGTTTGTAATGCTTTTCATTATGAATATTATAGATTTTTTTACTAAAAAACAATAGTTATGAGTAGGTATATAAAAAAGATAGAAAGAGAAAAAGATGTAGTTTACGGATTCGACAAAGCCGAAGGATATTTCTTTCAAGTATTTACAGGAGTAGATGAAAACGAAAGAATACCAATTGACGAATCATCACTGTTTACTAAAATGTCTAATGCAAAAATGATGAACCTCATGCAAGAGTATGGAGTTTCTGAAACACATATTTCTTCAGTTGCATTAGATTTACCATTTTAAACAAATACTTATGAAAAGAAAATTAACCTTTATAGATTTCACATCAATAATGGCATTTGGATTTGCCCTATTAGATGTTGTAATGTTTTCACTATATGACCATTCACCACCATTTGCATTGAAATATTCTATTTCATTCTTATGTCTTAACCTAATGATAAATCAATTAAAATCTTAATACTAAAAACTATGAGCAAAAAAACAAAAGGCATTACTTTAGACAAACCACAAAATTCCTTTCACGAATTTATTGACAAAAAAGAAATTTACCTTGATAACTTAGAGTTAGACTTGCAAATTGCAAAATATCCAGATGCAAAATTACATCAATTAGTAAGTTTTATAAAATCTGGAATTCGCATATTAGGCTATGCATTTATACCTTTCAACTTAACTGTTGCTTGTGTCATTCTTGTAATCAGTGAACTAATAGGAATTTACGAAGAACTAGTTTAATTAAAAGAATATATTTTGAATTTTAAAAACCTAAAAATAATTATTTGTATATTGATGCTAACATTAGTTAGTTGCGTACCAAGTAAAAAAAATTGCAAAACGCCTTGGTGGAAATCAAAATCAAATTCGTTCTATAAAAAAGAACAGAAACATGCAAGTATAAAATATCAGTTGCATAGAAAATCTGAAAAGAAAAAACATAAATGTAGAAAATAAGTATCCTGAAAGTTGCAATTGTCACCAGGATTGTGTATATTGTAATTGT